ATGTTAGGCTTTCTATGCATCCTGGTCAGTTTACTGTACTTGCGTCAGATAATCCTGATATCGTTGAACGGAGCATAGAAGAATTTGAGTATCACATTGACATCGCCAGGTGGATGGGTTACGGTAACAATTGGCAAGACTTCAAGTGTAACGTCCACATCTCAGGCAGACAAGGTCCAGCCGGTATCATCGACGTCCTTCCAAGACTGTCTCCAGAAGCACGAAACTGTATTACAATTGAAAATGACGAAATGTCCTGGGGCATCGACGCCAGCCTGGAACTTGCCAACCACGTCGCACTCGTTCTTGACATACACCACCACTGGGTCGCTAGTGGAGAATACATTCAACCCACCGATCGTAGATTTGATCGCATAATTGATAGTTGGCGTGGTGTACGTCCTGTTATTCACTACTCAGTATCACGTGAAGATCTACTTACAGAATGGCCTACAGATGAAATGCCTGATATGGAATATCTGCTTATGAACGGTTATAAGAAGCAGAAACTACGTGCTCACTCCGACTTTATGTGGAATTCGGCAGTTAACGAATGGGCTCTTTCATTCCGTGATCGTGCAGATATTATGGTAGAATCTAAAGCCAAAAACTTAGCCAGCATTAAATTGTACGAATCTATCTAATATAAATATTTCTACACAAAAGGAGATACTTATGTTACAAAAATGGATTAATGCTCGTTTAAAAGAGCGTACAACATTAGACGGTGTAGTATTAGTAGTAGCCGGACTAACTTTTCTTATTTTTAAACCTATCGCGGCTCTATTCGCATACGGGGCAATCGCATACGGTGCTTGGACTATTTGGAAGTCCGAATAATTAGTTAAATGGAGTTGGCATTAAAAAGTTATAGACTGCTAATGTCAACGTCCATACTATCTACAGGCAAGTTTAATTTCTTTCGTTGTTGCACACCTTTTTTCTGTGCAAATCTTTTAGGATCACACTTAGGGCAAACGTGTGAATAATCATCATTTAAACGTTTAGGATCTACTTGTCCTTTGTCACGGGTAAATTCTTCGTGACAATTATCACATTCGAAGAACACAATCGTCTTCTTACGTTTATAAGGATGGTGCTGACCCTTCTTACCTTTACGTAGGTAGTACTGAATTTTTTGCTCGGTTCTTAAAAACATAACACATATATTTATAATTACATTAAGATTATAGAAATAAAGGTAAATAACAATGAGAGGTTTTAAAAATGACAGTAGTAACATTAACTGATTCTGCAAAAGAACATCTAAACAGTATGCTTAAAGAGCATCAAAAACCAGCCGTAAAACTATCCTTAAAAGGTGGTGGCTGTGCAGGATTCATGTATGATTGGTCATTAGAGGACACGCTAGAAGATAACGATGAAGTAATTGATCTAGAAAATGGCAAGTTTGCTATAGATAGTACAAGTATTATGTATTTGATAGGATCAACAGTTGATTACAAAAAAGAATTATTTGGATCTTACTTCAACATTACAAATCCTGCTTCAACATCAAGTTGCGGTTGTGGGGAATCAATAGGACTTTAGGAATAGCAAATGGCAAAACAGATTATTAACATTGGTACAGAGGGTAACGATAATACCGGTGACGCGATACGTGAAGCGTTTAATAAAGTAAACGAAAACTTTACAGAACTATACGCAGTATTTGGTATCGGTGGACAAATTAACTTTACAAGTTTAAGTGATGTTCCGTCAGTATTAACACCATATACAGTACCAATGGCAAACGCACAAGGTAGTGCAATTGAAATGAAGACTTTGGTTGCTGGCCAAGGTATGACAATCCAAACAACAAGTCCAGAACAGATTGTTATTTCAAATACAAGTTCAGTTGTTAGTACAGACGGTGTTCCAAGTTTAGGTGGTCCTCTAAATGCGGCAAACCAGGCTATTGCTAACGCGGCAGTTTCACAAGCCGCTGTAAACTCGTTAAACTCTGCACATGGTACTAACTTTGATATTGATGATCTTGTAATTACCAAAGGGTATGCAGATAGTAGATTTTTAAGAAGTGCTGGGTCACCAGGTGCTGAAGGACAAGTTCGTGTACGTACAGAGCCTGCCGATGCTTCAAGTTATACTTTTGTAATTAGCAGTTACGCAAATGGTAATATTGTTGTTAATGGTGGACACGGATTTACTTCTACATCAAATGGTATTGCATACAAGTATAATTCAACAGGAACTGATGCAACTGGTTTAGTTAGTGGTAATACATATTACTTACGCTTTGTAAGTGACACACAATTAAGTGTTCATACAACTCTTGATGAAGCACAAAATAACGACGACGAAACTAGAGTTAAAATTAGTTTAACTACAGGAACAGGTACTGGTACGCAGTCAATGACTGATGCCGAGTATGATTCAAGTTTACAAGGCTTCTTTATTAGTACAGAAGCAATGCCAAGACAAAGTGTTGTTCGTAGACAAGGCGACACAATGGTTGGTGCATTAACATTACATGATCATCCAGGTTCATTTGCAGGTGCAGGTACACCAAATGGTGAAACAGATTTACAAGCGGCTACAAAACTTTATGTAGACAATAGTGCGTTTCCATCCGTTGCTAATTTATATGTTGCAACAAGTGGTGACGACAGCATGGCTAATGTTCCAGTTGGTCAAGAAGGTAGAGCATGGAACTATGCTTACAAAACACTGGCGGCGGCCTGTGCTAAAGCAGAAGAAATTATTGATACTTCACCATTGGGCGTTGGACCATATGTACAAGACATTACATACAATAATGGTGCAGGAAAAAGTCTTGTTACAGATTCGGGTGTTACTACATCAAGCGGTTACGAAGAAGTTAAAATTCTAACAGACCTAAACAGAAAATTCTTAATTGAAGAAACTATTGCATATCTCGATGAAACATATCCATCGTTGTTATATGATAGAGAACTATGCCGCAGAGACCTAGGACTTATTGCAGATGGTATTGTTCTTGATGTTCTTGATAGCACACTTGCAAACTACCACAGTAGAAATGCTGGTTTAAGATACTACAGTTCAGCAAGTGGTCAAATTGCAAGAAGAACTCAGTTAACAGAAACTATTGCTTCTCTTAACTTTGCAAAACAGTTACACGCAAAAATTATTACTAATACACTAGAAACAAATCTTTACCAATCTACATATACACAACAAGTTGACACTAACCAAACTGTCGATCTAGTTGGTCAAACATCAGTTGGTGCTAAATGGGATATTATTAAAACTATTATTGTTGGTCCTGATTATAAAACAGCGGCTCCACAACTTGTTGAAGGTAGTACTTGGACAATACACATTTCACATGGCGGACAAGGTTATGTTGATCAAAACGTTGTTACAAACCAAGACTTAATTCCAGGTAAACTTATTATTGGTAAGCAGTCAGGTGCAGTTGGTAGAATTGTGTCTGTTGACAGAGACGGTGATGTTGGTGTTGCTGATATTATTGAACTTGAATTATTAGAACCAAAAGAATTTGTTGTTGGTGAAGAATTACAATATGGCAGTAGATTAACAATTAAGAATATTAGTATCCACATTGAAAGTGGAACTTACTTTGAACACTTCCCAATTAAAGTTCCAGTAGGTGTTTCACTAAAAGGTGACGAATTTAGACGTGTTATTGTTAAACCAAAAGATGGTGTTTCACAGTCACGTTGGGCAGAAACATACTTCTATAGAGAGCCCGAGTTTGACGGATTGGATTTAAAAGCATCTTACAATCCAGATGCTATTTCACTATTAGAAGATAATAAAGAATATATTAAAGACGAAACTATTGCTTGGATTAATTACCAAATATCTTTAAACACAGGAATTTGGTCAGGGTTTACGTACGATGCACAGAAATGTGAAAGAGATACAGGACTTATTTTAGATGGTATCATTTATGATCTAAAATGGGGTGGAAATGAAAAGACACATTTTAATGCTTCACGCTATTATGAAGGTACTTCAAGTTTAATTAATGGACAAGAAGGGCAAACTGCGGCGGCAATTGACTTTACAAGAGATTTAGTAACAGATTATATTTTAACAAATACTGCATACGGATCTTTACAGTCTAAAACTACACAAACAATTTCTGGTACAAACGGCGAAGCGGCGGCGTCTACACAAGTAGATACATTAATGGGTATCATTAGTAATGTTATTCAAAATGGTCTATCTGTTTTACCTGCACTCGATTCAACTAGTTATGGTTATCATTACTTAAGAGATCATACTTCTGTAACAGACATTGGTCCTTCATATACTAATGCTGGCGGATATAATACAGAAGCAAGTGCTATTGCAGAAGCAAAATCAGATATCCAAGACGCTGTTGTTACACACATTAATGCACTTGGAGTTCTAACAGGTACTGAAGAAACAAAGAGCAGAAGAGATACAGGGTACATTGTTGATGCTATTGTTGCAGACTTACGCAAAGGTGGTAGAGAAAATGTTCTTACTATGCAAGGCAAGTTCTGGAATCAAACAGGTATTGACGCAGACTGTCGTTCTGGTATGCAACACATTGCAACTTACATCAATACTAATGTTATTGCATCTTCGACAGCAGTACAAACAATCGTAAGTAACTTTATTACATCAATATTATACGCATTTGATAGTGATTATAATCCACCTAAGAACAACGATGAGATGGATGTGTTCTTAATGAACGACACAACTATCTTAAGAAATATGAGTGTTACTGGACACGGTGGATTTATGGCAGTACTAGATCCAGAAGGTATTGTGCTTACTAAATCACCTTATATGCAAACTGGTACATCGTTTAGTAAATCAGTAAACAAACAAACGTTTGCTGGTGGTATGTTTATCGACGGTTTCGTTGGTAACTTGAGAACTGTTGTAACTGGCATTAACAATGCATACAGCATTAACGTACAGAGTGCATTAGGCGAAGGCTTACGAATTAAGAAACCAAACGTTCCTTGTCCGTTCTATATTCAAGGTAAACGTTACCAAGTTAACTCATTTACAAATTACGATCAGCAGGCAGGTACTGCTACACTATTACTTGATCCAACATCAAACAGTGGTGCAGGATTTAGTGAACCACTACCAACACACATTGTATTACAAACACCAGGTAATAGATCAATGTTGGCAAACGACTTTACACAGGTTAACGACTTAGGTTACGGTACTGTTGTTACTAACACTGGTTTATCAGAACTTGTATCACAATTTACTTACTACTGTCAAGCGGCTTACTACGCAGACAAAGGTGGTGAAATTAGATCACTAAACGGTTCTAACGCATATGGTGAATACGGTTTAGTTGCAACTGGCTCTGATCCAAACGAAGTACCAGACATTATTACTACTAAACATGACATGGTACGTCCTATCAGAATTTACGATGACGGTGCTGATTATACACACGCTCTTGATCAACTTTATATGTATGTGTACGAATTGCCATTTGTACCACTAGCAAACTCAGAAGTTGAAATTGACCATGGTGGACAATTAGGAACAACACGTTACGAAATTACAACTGTACAAAACACAGGACAGATTGAATCTAGTGCATACATTGACGGCACAGTTTATAGATTAAACCTTGCTACAACTGGTACAGATAGTACAAGTACAACAGGACTTAAAGCAGTTCCAGTAGATGGTTCAATTGGTATGATTAGAATGAACTTGTCGCATCATATTGATGGTGTTGAGTCAGTAAGTTCAAGACCAAGTTCAGCATTGATATTTGACCAAAACCCAGGTAAAGTTTATAGAACATTATCATTTGGAACAACAGATGCGTTAGGTAATGCATTACCAGGAACAGAAAAGATTACTAGATTTGATTCGCCATATGAATACATTAAACTAGTTGTTGATAATACTAATGCCGCAACTAATACCTATGCAGGCGTAGGAACAACAATGGGTGCTACACAGGGTGACGTTGTTATTGCTGTTGTTAGTATCTTATCACAACCTGTGCTTGATAGATTGAACGCAGGTGATATGATTTTTGCCTGGGATGGTAAACTACATCAAATTACAAATTATACTCAACGTGTTGGTTATGGTACTATTCAAATTACTGATGTTGCTGGTACAAACGTTAATGCTAGTTATGCTGGTACAGGTCTAAACAGTACTGTTGTTAATGCAACTAATAACGTAACACTAAGAGCAGGTTTAGCCGCAGGTGAAGGTGGTAACATTACTGTTAACATTTCACTATGTAGAGCAACAGGACACGACTTCCTAAATATTGGTACTGGTGGTTATAATACTTCTAACTTCCCGAACGTTGTACTAGGTGAAGCAACACAACCTAAAGACCAAGACAGAGAAGTTGATGAAAGAGATAAAGGTAGATGTTTCTACGTATCAACTGACCAAGATGGTTTCTTCCGCGTAGGTAGATTCTTTACAGTTGACCAAGGTACTGGTACAGTTACATTTAGTGCTTCAATTGCATTGAGTAACTTGGACGGTATTGGATTTAAACGTGGTGTTGTTGTAGCAGAATTTAGTGCCGATGACGGCATGACTGACAACTCAACTGATACAGTTCCAGTTGAATCAGCGGTGCGTGGTTATGTTACTAGACGTTTAGGATTTGACCACGGTGGAAATATAAATCCAAATATTATTGGTCCAGGTGTACTAGCACGTGATGGTACTACATCAATGACAGGTAACTTGAATGCTGGTGGATACAGAATTGAATCACTAAGTGATCCACAAGGTGCTCAGGATGCCGCAACTAAATCTTATGTTGATGGATTAATTAAAGAAGGTGATACAATTGGCGAACTAGTTGATACTGAATTTAACAACTTAGATGTTGATCAGTTAATTGGTTCAACAGGCAAATATAGAATTTACACACAACCAGCAATTGGTGGTAACTTCCAAGCAGGCGATGTTATTACAGGTAACTTTACAAATGCTACTGGTACAATTCTTACAGTAGAAAATGTTACAGTAGGTGGTGTTAATTACAACTTGTTAGTTTACACTCCTGCAAGTGGAACATTTAATACTCAAGATATTATTACAACAACCGGCGGTGTTTCGGCACAGATGGAAGACGGTCCACACTTTGAATGGGCAAACTTAGTTGAAGATGCCGCAAGTGATATTAACATTGTAGTATCGAGAGATGCTAATGGAGCAACTGTAGAATACAGAATTGCACCAGACAGTATTATTGATGCAGACGTTAATTCTGCCGCAGGTATTCAACAAACTAAACTTGCTCTTAACAATGCAAGTACAAGAGCAAACGCAACAGGCATTACACAAAATGACCTAGGTGTTGCTAGTTTCGATAGTGATATCTTTACAGCAGATAATGGCTGGATTACTATTGACAATGGTGCATTAGACTACAGAAAAATTATTAATATTGCTGATGGTACTGCACTAGGTAGAGCAAGTGGTGATTCAAGTTCAGGTGATGTTACAGAAATTCCATTTACTACAATCGTTAACGAAGGTGGCGGTGTACAAGAGAATGTTACAACAACTGGTGCAATTAATTCATTAATTAAAACTGACAACTTAGGTAATGCTGATATGCAAGGACTTAAGATTGATGGTTACTTGATTGCAGATACTAGTGGTACTGAAATTCAATTTACTACACCTGGTGGTGCATTATTCCTTTCATCAGCAGGTACAGTTACACCAACAGTTGAAATTCCAGGAAGCGTTAATATTGGTAACACAGGTGTTACACAAGGATTCTTCCAAACTAACTCTGCACTAGCAGGTGAAAGTAGACTTGCTGTAGATTGGATACACAGTTCATTTATTGAAGCACCAGGAGAACTTGATGCAACAAGTACAGGTATATCAGTTGGTGCTAATACAGGTTATACTGCCGCAGGACAAATTGGATTAATTTCCGATGGTGAAATGGTTCTTAGAACTACAACATCAGGATTTGAACCAAGTCAGAATAACACATACAATATTGGTACTGCTTCATTAAGATACAATACACTTTACGCAGGTGTTTATGATGGAACATCAACACAAGCAAGATACGCTGACTTGGCTGAGAACTATCTAGCAGATGCAGATTACGAAGTAGGTACTGTATTAATATTTGGTGGTGAAGAAGAAATTACAACTACTAAGATGAAAGACGACACAAGGGTGGCAGGCGTTGTTTCAGAAAATCCTGCACACTTAATGAACAGCCAGTTAGAAGGTAATCATGTTACAGCGGTTGCTTTACAAGGACGTACTCCAGTTAAGGTTGTTGGTATTGTTAAGAAAGGAGACTTGTTAGTTTCAGCAAGTATTCCAGGATTTGCAATAGCAAACAATAATGCTAAGGTAGGTACTGTAATTGGTAAAGCACTAGAAGCCAAAGACGATCCCGGACATGGCGTAATTGAAGCAGTGGTAGGGAGAGTATAATGGCACAACTAACTATAAACATTGGGTCAAGTGCAAATAAGGGTGATGGCGATCCAATTAGAGTTGCCTTTAATAAAGTAAACACTAACTTTACAGAAGTTTATACAAAACTTACAGCACTTGAAGATGGACACGTTGCAACAGATGTTAGCGGAAATGTTTTTGCAGAAGATAGTACACTACTTGTAGATGCTATCAATGCTAAGATTCCAGCGGCAAACTTATCAGGTGCTTTACCTGCAATAGATGGTTCAGCACTAACAGGTATTAGTGTTGTAGAAACAGATCCAGTTGTAGGTGCTATTAACGGATTAGTAAAAGCAGACGGTGCTGGTAATATTTCACAGGCGGTTGCAGGGACTGATTATTTAACAACTGTAGAATTAAGTTCAGACACAACCCCACAACTTGGTGGAAACTTAGATACCAATGGAAATGACATTATATTTCAAGATAGCGATCATTTGTTTTTAGGAACGGATAGTGACTTAGATTTTTATCATGACGGAGCAAATGCAAGATTACAGAACTCACGAGGATTTATATATGTTAGAACACCAGATTCTTTTGTTATTGATGGAACAAGTGGTGGAACACTTGCAAGATTTCTTGTTGGTCAAGGTGTAGAATTACGTTATCAAAATAATGTTAAATTAGATACTGTATCATATGGTGTTTCCATAACTGGATTAGCAAAACTATCTGTACTAACATCGGCTCCGACATCACCAGCAGACGGTATGGTAGCAATAGCAGACGGCAGTGGTTGGGATCCAATGACTAATGGTGTTCAAACTATGGTAGTTTACTTAAATGGTGCTTGGAGAGAAATTGCAAATGCAGTATAAAATAAATATGAGTATAGGAAAACATAATGGCAAATAGAATACCACTTATAGTCGACACGCTCGATGACAATAAAATTAAAGAACTACCGGTAGGTGATAATTTAGATCTAGGTGGTGCTGGTGTTACTAACGTTGGATCAATTAATGCAACTGACGTAACAATTAACGGAGTTTCGTTTAACAATCCATTTAGTGGTGACTATAACGATCTTACTAACAAACCAATTATTCCTACTGTACCAACAGCGTTAAGTGCGTTTGCAAACGACACAGGATTTTTAGCGGCTGGTACAACTACTGATCAAGTTAATGAAGGCTTGTCAAACTTATATTTTTCAACTGCTAGAGTTGATGCTCGGATCCAAGGTACTACGTTATCAAGTTTATCTAATGTTGATAATGTTAGTGCAACAGATGATGGAAAAGTTTTATACTACGATCATGCTTCAGGAAACTTTAAATTAACTAACGTTGTTACAGAAGCAGATACACTAAACAGTATTTTAAGCAGAGGTAATACAACTGAACTAGATATTAATTCAACTGGTAAAGTTTATTTCTCAAACGTATTTGCAGAAGAAGCAGATTTACCAGATGCAAGTACATACCACGGTATGTTTGCTCATGTACACGCAACAGGCAAAGGATATTTTGCACACAGCGGTTCTTGGGTTCCTTTACAAAATGAATCCTCAGCGTTTGCTGGTTGGTCAACTGCTGGTGATGACGGACAAGCAAAAACAGTTTCGAGCAATGAAACAATTAGTTTCTTAGGTGGTACTGGTATTACTACTACAACTGATGGACAAGGTAATGTTACAATTACTGTTGGTGCATTAGATGATTTAACAGATGTAGATGCGGCAAGTCCAAACAACGGACAAGCACTTATCTGGAGTAACTTAAATCAAAGATGGCAACCGGGTACAGTTTCTAGTTCTATTGCAGAACTTGGTGACTTAGATGATGTAAACGTTATTACTGTTGCTCCACAAGACAATTATGTATTAAGTTGGAATGGCGGTAATAGTGAGTGGAGACCAAGACCACTAAACAACTTAGATGCGGCAACTGTAAGCACACAGTTTGATGCTACTGCAACTTCACAGTTTATAACTTTTGTTTCACAAGGTAGTGCAGGTGGGCAAACATTACATACTGACGCAGGTATTACATATAATCCTAGTACAAACACACTTGCAACACAGGTACTAACATCAACAACATTTACTACCACAAATATTACTGTAAACGGAAATGTAAGTGGTACTAGTAACGAAGTAACATTTAATGATAATGTTAAACTTTCAAGTGCAGGTGAAGTAAGATATTATGCTGGTGATAATCAAAACTACTCAGCGTTTAGAGCACCGGCAACACTAAGTGGTAATACAACATTTATTTTACCAAATGGTGATGGACTTAACGGACAAGTTTTAGTAACAGACGGTAGCGGAACATTATCTTGGACTTCAGTAAGTTCAAGCACAAATACGTTTGTTAATTTTGCTGTTGCAGGACAAAACACAGTTTCCGCAGATTCTATTAGTGATACACTAACACTTGTTGCAGGTTCTGGAATTACACTAACAACTGATAATGTTGCAGATAGCATTACAATTACATCAACTGGAGGAGGTGGAAGCACTCCGGGTGGTATTAGTGGAACAGTACAATATAATGATGGCGGATCGTTAGCAGGTGATGCAGACTTCACATTTGATGCAAACACTAACACACTTGCAGTTACAAATATTAATGCTACACAAATTTCAGCAGATGAGATTGTTTCATCAAGCACAGGTATTCCAACATTAACAAGTGCAAGTAACTTGATACTAGATGCCGCGAATGCTGTTGTAATTCAAAGAGCACCATTAAGATTAGGTATTTTTGATACTGACGGTGTTAACCTTCTTGTAGGACAAAAAGGTGATATAATTTATAACTCATCAGTTGGTGAAATTCAATGGTGGAACGGTTCCCAATTTGAAGGAGTAACTCAACCATATTCATTCTTTATTGGCGCAGATGATTCAACAATGCGTACTGTTGAAAATAAAGAAAGCATTAAAATTATTGGTGGTAACAACGTTTCAACAACTAGTGACGCTGAAGGTAATATTACAGTTAATGCCGCGATTGCAGGCGGTGTTGTTGTTACTGGTCCTAGTGAAGGTGACATGACATATTACAATGGCACTAACTGGGTTGCTGTTGGCGGACCAGTTTATCATTATACAGTTACAAACAGTGGTACAACTGCTTATAGACTTGAAGGTCCGGGTGTAAGCAACACAACTGATAATCCGAATCTAACACTTTACAGAGGTGCAACATATATCTTTAAAAATACAACAGGTTCTTCACATCCATTTGCAATTAGAACAGAAGATGGTGGTAGTACATTTAGTGAAGGAGTAAGCGGATCGCAAACAGGAACACAAATATTTGAAGTACCACATGAACCAAGTGATACAGCACTAGTATATCAATGTACACTTCACTCAGCCATGCTTGGTAATTTAACTATTGTTTAAGGAGTAACTATGAAACATTATGTAGTGTCTTTAGTTAAAGGATACGATAAATCAGAAATAATGGACGAACTAAACAGAGACACAACTAGCGACAGTTGGGTTGATAGTAATATTATTCCTGATAGACAAGTTGATAATGTAAATACTCGTCCGTCAAGTCAACGTATTTTTGAAGTAGAATTATCTGATGCTGAAGCAGAAGCATTAATGAATGATCCAAGGGTAGGTGGTGTAAACGAACCATTAACTTGGGACGATGAATGGGCAGACTATCAACAAGAATTAAACAACCAAAGAGATGGTACAAGCACTACTAGAGATAATTGGGCATTTACTAGACACGTAAATGAAAGCAATCCATGGGGCTCAAATGTAACTAGTGATATTGGCGGAACTTATGATTACCATTTAGATGGTACTGGTGTTGATTATGTACACCAAGAAACTAAATTTAGATACGATCATGAACAATGGGAAGATAAAGACGGTAATAGTCGTTTACAAAGATTCCAATGGAACACACTTCCAAACATGGGTGCTGAGTTAACACAGGACTATGACAACATATCAGGATCAAGTTATCATGCTACCCACTGTTGTGGTACGGCTGTAGGTAAAGATTACGGTTGGGCAAAGAATGCAAATATCTATTGCTTAGATATGAACACTATTAGTTCAAGTGCTTGGTTTGATGCTATTAAAGAATTTCACAAAGCAAAAACACCAGACCCAATTACTGGTGTTAAGCGTCCGACCATAGTTGGTGCTAGTTGGGGATACAAAGCATACTTTACAAGCATAACTGATATTGTGTTTAGAGGCAGTAGTGTAGGCACAGTCAAATCATCACAATATGGAATGATTGGAGATATTTCAAATAGATTTAACGCTAACCTTTATAACCTAAATGTTGAAGTTGAAGAAATGGAAGAGGTTGGAGTAATATATGTAAAAAGTGCAGGTAACCAAGGACAAAAATTATGCTCCGTTGGAGACATCGATTACAACAACTATATTACTAGAAGTATTACAACAGGCGGCATTACAGCAGGAAGTCCTATTTACTATAACAGAGGTGCAGGCAACATTGGTCCAAACACTATTGTTTGTGGTAATCTAGATAGTGGATTATATAACGGTGAAGAAGCAACTGCAACATCAAGCGACAAAGGTCCAAGGGTTGATGTGTGGGTTGCTGGTACTGATATTGTTAGTGCATATAATTCAAGTCCGACTGCCGTAGCAAACTATACAGGAACAAGTATGAGTACACCACAAATTAGTGGAATGACTTGTTTGTTGATGCAACTTAACCCAGGGTGGACGCCAGCACAAGCAAGACAGTGGTGGCATAATCAAGGTAGTATTAAAGGCCTAATGTTCCAAGGTGATACCGACGAAAATAATGCGTCTACGTTTTTCTCAAATACAAGAAGTTTATATAACGGTGTGAATAGAATTGCTTATTTTCCTTTTGCAGGACATAGAGCATTAAGACAGGATTAATTTAAATTATGGAAAAAGAATATATTGTAGTAACTGTAAAAGGTGTTGACGTTGCAGAGTTAGATGCAGACCTACAACGTGATACTTCAATGGACGATTCTGTTTCAGATGCAATACCTGATAGATCAGTTGATGTAGTAAATGCTCGTCAATTTAACAACAGAATGACACACTACAATTTGACTGACGAAGAAGCACAAACACTTTCAACAGACCCAAGAATTTTATCTGTATCAACTAGACCACTAGACGAAACACAAGAACTTTATGCAACACAAACAGGAAATTTTCAAAGATCAACTAACAATGCACAAAATAGTGTTAACTGGGGATTATGGAGACATATTCAAAAATCCCTAGGCGCTGTTGACGATACTTCAACAACAAATAATGCAGACTATACATATACACTGGACGGAACTGGCGTTGATTTAATTATTCAAGACGACGGTGTTGACCCAACAGGACATCCTGAATGGGAAGATGCAGACGGTAATACACGATTCCAACAAGTTGATTGGTATGAACTAACCGGATTAGCAGGATCAATGCCTGCGAACTTTTATTCGCCAGGTTCCAACGACTCAAACCCAGGTGGCGCACATGGTAGCCATTGTTGTGGTATTGCCGCAGGTAAAACGTATGGCTGGGCAAAGAACGCAACTATATACAGCATGAGAATTTTTGGCGGAACTGGTTATAGAATAGATACTGATAGATACGATCTAATAAGATTATTCCACGAACAAAAACCAGTAGATCCTAAAACAGGTTATAAACGTCCTACAGTAGTAAATCAAAGTTGGGGCTACAGTTGGTACTACAATAACGGAGATTTTTTTACTCCTCCAAATATTCAAACTATTTGGTTTAGAGGAGTTAACCAAAACATAGCACCACAAACATTTAGTTCGGCAACATTTGCACAATATGGGTGTACAGGTTCAAGGCACCCTATGGAATATCTTCCAGCAGATGTTGAACAAGAACAATTAACTGATGCTGGTGTTATTTGCATTAAAGCCGCAGGTAATGGATATCATCCTTGTGCTGGCCAGGCTTCAGGACAATATGGTAGTACACGTTATAACAGTTATTACACACTTAATGAATCATGGGCCGGCTACATTGTAGCAGGTAACCCTATATATTATAATAGACCTAGTTCACCACATTCATTAGATACTGTATGGGTTGGCAACATTGATAATACAGATTTTGGCGGTGAAGAAATGTTAGCAGAATCAAGTGAACGTGGCGAAAGATTAGATATTAATGCCGCTGGTACACAAATTACAAGTGCCACAGGTACACAATCAACTTATAGCACAAAACAACCACACCCGGAAAGCAATGCACACTATATTGCAAGAATTAGTGGAACTAGCATGGCGGCTCCTCAAATTGCAGGAATTTGTTGTTTGTATATGCAGGCAAATCCAGGTGCAACTGCTCAACAATTTAAAGACTGGTTACAAAATATAGCCCAAGAAGAATTATATGACACAGGTGGTCCAGATGATTATGTGTACGCAAATACTACACCACGGTTATATGGTGGTACAAATAAGGTAGTATATTTTCCTTTAAATTCACCTGATAAAATTAAGTATACAAGTTCAAGTGGCTTCACTAAAGGATAAGGATAAATACACTATAGAAGGTAGATATAATGGCTTTACAAACAATTAACATTGGAACACTTGCAAACGACGGAACTGGCGACGATCTCCGTGAAGCGTTTATTAAAGTAAATCAAAACTTTGATGACCTAGATCTTAGAGCGCCGGAATCAACTACAGTAACCAACGTAGGAAACATTGGGGAAGGTCTTTTCTCACAAAAAGTTGGTGCTGAAATTCAACTTAAAAAATTAGTTGCAGGTTCAAACGTTTCGTTAACAAGTTCACCACAAGGTATTACTGTAAATGCTACAGGTGGATTACAGCAATTAGTTGTTGTATCAGATGCTGGAAGTGTTATACTTGCTGACGGTGATAGCGTTAGACTTGCAGGTGGTACTGGAGTAACTACTAGAGTTGCTGGCAGTGATGTTATTTTTGATGTAGCAACTGTACTTTCAACAGATTCATCTCCGGAATTAAGTGCAAACCTTGATGCCGCGGGTAACGATATTTTTAATGTAAATACATTAACAGCAAGTAATTTACAAGGTGTACTAACTGGTAATGTTAACGGTTTGGTATATGGAATTGACATTCGTAGTATTGAACCAAACACAGCAGGTTTTGATTTTGGTACACTAGATAACAACGTAAGAGGACTAAGTGACTGGTTAATATACGAAACAGATATTGATTTTGGTCAAATGTTACTACCAGATGATAGAACATTTGATTCGGGGTTACTAGCATAGGATAAGATATGGCAACATTAACAATTACATCAAACGGTTTACCTAATCCAGCAAAGTTTGGAAAACCATTTGGGCAAAACCAATTTGCACCAAGTTCTAATACAGCAACAGCACAAAACTATAGTTTTTCATTTACTTACAGAGGTGGAGAAAATACAAGCAATCCGCAGTTAATTGCATCACTATCTCCAATTGGTGTTTTTAATAACGGTGTAGTATTTTATGCTCCTAATGCAGGTATTGGTCAAGTTCCGCCGGGTCTTGATGCTGAAGACGATGCTCCTGGAACAGGTTTTGAATATAACTCAGTAAACTTTAGATCAAACTACGGTGGTGATGATGCAGGTGGCTGGCCTGAATCAAATGGACAGTATCATTATATGTCTGGTATGTTTTTAAATCTACCAACAGGAAGTTCAGAAGCAAGTGCGGCATGGGATGACAATATGATTACAACTATTGCTACACCTACTCCGACATATTATAGTGGTACAAACTTTAGTGGTGATTACTTTAGACACGCAGATGGTCACAGTAAAATATTAGGTTACTGTTTTGACGGTTATCCTATTTACGGTCCATTTGGTTATTCAGATTTTAATGATCCGTTATCAGTTGTTACTAGAATGACTAGTTCATATCAATTTTATTCAAGTGAACCCCCAGGTCGAGGATATTTATATGCAGAAAAAACTGCCGGAACATTTGTAAACGACTTTGAGTATCAAGTTGGTACAGGAACACTAGATGAATATAATGGTAGATTTGCAAAAACTCCAGAATATCCAAATGGAACTTATGCATATCACCTTTCAGTAAATGCTAGTTTACAGCCTGTATATCCTTATATTGTAGGACCATCAACTAAACAACAACGCTCAATTTAATAACATTAATATCCGATAAATACTACTAAGTTAGAGGATAGATAATGCCAGCACCAAATTGGACACAAAAATCAGGATATAAGTTAGCGACCCTACAAGAAAGGGTAACAACTACAATTGACTTACCGCTCGATCCTTCCACACAAGCAGGTGGCGGTTTTAACCCTAGCACAGGTGCATTAAGTTTAGATCCTGTACCTAAAGTAACTAACACAACAGATTTAACTATTACAATTAATACACCAAATGATCCTGTAACTGATCACGTGTATGATAATATTAGTATTAGAATTCCGTCAATTCCGGCACTAAACAATAAACTTGTTCCGGTTTGTATACTGCTACACGATAATGGCGGTAGTGGTAGTAACATGATTGCTGACTGGCAAAACTATTTAGGTGATCATATTCTTATTGCTCCAACAGGTATTAACCAAGATTGGAATATTGCTGTTGAAAGCAAACATCCTGATATACAGTTTCTTGAAGAATTAATTGTTAACCTAAAAAATTATTCAAACGTTGACTCTACTAAAATTAGAATCTTAGGTGTAGGCAACGGTGGTGCTTTAGCACAACGAGCATTAATTGAAATTGACGATAGTTCAGTAGATACTTTTGTATTTGTAAAAACTGCACTCTTTGATCCACAGTTTAGAACTAACACGTTTTATAAACCAAGTTCATATCTATCAACTGGTTTAAACGATGCCAATTATGATACTGTAACTTCACCTATCTTAGGAAGAAGAATTTTAACTATTAACGGTATTAATGATACAACAATAGATTATAATGGTGGAATTTCATCCGACGGATATAACTATTATCCAGCACAAGACAATACCTTTTATTGGGCAAAATCACAAGGATATAACGGAAATGTAATTCCTGATGTTGGCGGTATCTTTTATGGTGCTTTCCAAACATATTATTACTCATATTTGTCAGGGCAAGTACTACATTATAAAACAGGTACTACACACACTATTGAAGATTTTGAAAAAACTATTGTTTCTAACTTTTTACTTTATACACAAGATAACTTACAAGATGTATACTTAGATGTTGGATCAGCAACATCAATTACACTTAACACAGATGTTATTACACTTATTAGTGGTAAATTACCAGATGGAATGAGATTGTCAAGCAGTCAAATTATTGGTACTCCATTTGAAGTTGCTAGAAATACTGAGTTTGAGTTTGTTCTACGAGCAACTAATGAGGACGGTATTAGAGATAGAACATTCATTATTGAAGTACAAGGTCCAGATGAACCGGTATGGTCAACGAACGAAGGACTACTTCCTATTGGTACTAATAACAGTTTCTATGTTTTAGATTCTAGTATTATTGATTTTCAACTTGCGGCAATTGATCCTGATTTACCAGCAGGCGACACTTTAGAATATTATGTAGCAGACGGCGACGGCGAATTACCTCCAGGAACACAGTTAACAGTTGACGGTAGACTTGTAGGTATTATCGATCCTATTTTAGCATTAGATAAAAATGCAGGACAAGGCTTTTATGATACAACACAGTTTGACGCTTATGCATTTGACTTTGGTTTAAGAAGTGCTAATGGTTTTGAAAGTTACTACTATGACACACAAGGTTATGATTATGCTATTGCAACACAAAGTCGTAAAAAACTAAATCGTTATTATGAATTTAAAGTAAGTGTAAGCGACGGTGACACTATTGAAAAACGTACCTTCCAAATTTATGTTGTAGGTGATGATTTCTTAAGATCAGACAACACAGTAATGCAAGTAGGTACAGGAATATTCACTGCTGATAACACGTATCTTAGAGCACCTGTATGGTTAACACCAGCAGATCTTGGATACAAAAGAGCAAACAATTATATTACAATTTACTTAGAAGTATTTGACCCACAAACAATTTTAGGCGAATTACAATACAATTTAGAAGCACTTAATGATGACGGAAGTCCTAGTATACTTCCTCCAGGAATGAGCATCGATGCTATTAGTGGAGAAGTTGCAGGTAGAATTCCTTATCAACCAGCAATTACAAAAGAATATAAGTTTACAGTAAACGCTATTAGATATACAGATATCGGTAGTGATATTTTAGCAGAAAAGAAAAAAACATTTACAGTAAAAATACTAGGTGAAGTTGAAAGTACTATCCAATGGACTACAGTCGAAGACTTAGGAACTATTCAAGCAAACTTTACAAGTACATTCTCTGTTAATGCTGTAACTAACGTACCTAATGCAACACTATTATACAACTTGACAGAAGGTAGACTTCCGCCGGGATTATCAATTAATCTTAACGGCGAAATTGTTGGTAAAGTAAGACAGTTTGCTAATGACGGTAACTTAGGTTTGACAACAATTGATAAAAACTTGTTTACACTTGATGGCGGTACTTCGACTATTGATCGTAAGTTTACATTTACTATCGAAGCAAGAGACAGATTTGGCTTTAGTGCTACAAAGAAAACATTTAATATTGTTGTAACAGATCCAGATAATATTACATATTCAAATTTATATGTAAAACCATTCTTAAAAGAAACACAAAGACAAATTTACAAAAACTTTATCGGTGACAGTAATATCTTTTTACCAGGGTCGATCTACAGACCAAACGACTCACAATTTGGTTTACAAAAAGATATTAAAATGTTAGTATATGCAGGTATTGAAACAAGAAACATTAGAGAATATATTTCTGCAAGTAGAAAGAATCATAAGAGAAAAAGATTTAAGTTTGGTGCTTTAAGAACTGCTGTTGCTAAAAACATCGGTAGTACCGACACATTATATGAAGTAATTTATGTTGATGTAATTGATCCGTTAAAGAACATAGAAAATGAAAACAAATTAAGATCAAAAATTAGCATAGCCAACAAAGATAAAATTACTGTTGATAGCATTGAATTAGAAACAAGAGACGATGTAACTAAAGAAGGTGCTGGTCTAGCAGTATTTGAAATTAGAAATAGTATTGGTCAACTTATTCAAGTTAGAGCATTAGGTAATGACTTGGAAATTATTACAAGAGCCGGTACTGTTGTATATGATGCTAATGGAAGCATTCAAGTAACACTAAGAAATGGGCAAGAATTAAATGTAGGTCAAATTGCTACTACAAGCAGTGATCCATTTAGATTTAGACCTGACTATAATACACTTAAAGTAGACAGCGATGCTGTAATAATTAGTGATCCAAATGACAACACACGCTTTTTAAGTAGTGTTGACAATATGCGTGAAAATATTAGTCAGGTGGGTATTACAGAAGCAAGTTTCTTACCGTTATGGATGGCAACTGCACAGGGTGACGGTGTACAAGAACTAGGGTATGTTACTGCTGTTCCATTGTGTTATTGTAAGCCAGGGACAAGCCAGCAAATACTGTTAAATATTCAGAATAGCGGGTTTGATTTTAAACAAATAGACTTCGAAATTGACAGATATATTATCGATGCTACTGAAAACAACAGTAATGAGCAGTATATCGCTTTCGGAAATTACAGATATAATGTGTAATCTGATAAATATATTAAGTTAGAGAGGAACTAATATGCCAAGTAATATTGATAATACAAGTATTGATGCACAATTTCCTGTTGCAGGACAGGATAATGATTCGCAGGGGTTTAGAAATAATTTTAACACAATTAAGAATAACTTTACTGCGGCAAAAAACGAAATTGAAGAACTACAAACAAATACTGCAAAGTTAAACACCACAAACAACTTTCTTGGCAATGACGTAACAGGTGCTAACTTAATTGGTAATACTGAAAAGCATTACGCAGGTGGTACTATTGTTGCTCCTCAAAATATTAGTTTCAATAATGGTAATTTTCAAACATTTACTATTGGTAATAACGTTACACTAACTTTCCAAGATTGGCCTGCAGAAGATAGGCTAAGCAAAATTAGAATTCAACTACTAGATACACTAGGTGATAGTACTGCACGTACAGTAACTTGGGCAACTGATAACGGTTCAATTAAATACGGACCGGATTTCCCAGCACCATTTGTTGTAAACAGCAACGAAAATCCAGTAGTTGTCGACTTTTGGACATATGACGGTGGTACAACTGTATATGCTCAATATGTCGGCGTGTTTGCATAAGAGGTAATTTATGGATCATCCGCTATTTAATAACGCCGAAAATCTATCGGATGCAGATCTAGATGCTAACATCAGCACACTAACTAAAAAATATTTCCAAACTAGAAATCCTGACGCAAAACGTCAAATCACTATCATTCTTGACCATTTAAAATTAGAACAACGAGACAGATTGGTAAAACAAACTATCAATAATCCTGATAAAGATCTTGACAATTTGATCAATATCGATTAAAATATACTATATGCTTATGAAAACTGATTCTCTAGGAATACCACGATTTTCTAATCGTGACCTGATAGAAATGATCTATACAGGAAACATTGACAAGTGTCATGTAGTTCTCTGCGACCCTAGTGACGATATTGATAAGTTTAATAAAGTAATGGAAGAACAAGGTATGAATCCATTACAAAAATATATTCCATTAGATGTAGAACAAAAAGAATTTGATAATGTTTGTCAAAGCGAATGGTTTATGCCAGAAGAGTATAAACAATTAAATCCAAACAAATGGCTTGAAGCAAAATTAATGGAAAAATTACAAATTGATGATCCAGTAGCATTACGTGATACAAAGGAATGGATACGTATTACCGAAGAATTAACTGAGTTTTTTGAAAGAGGAATGTATCCATTATTACAATATTTGGTATATTTGGTTGATTATATGCGTGAAAACAATATTGTATGGGGTGTCGGAAGAGGATCAAGTGTAGCAAGTTATGTGCTATATATTATTGGAATTCATAGGGTAGACTCAATCCACTTTGACCTCGATTGGCGTGAGTTCCTAAGATAAATACGTACATAATTAAGGAGAAGATAATATGGCGATGAAACAAACTGGACGTAAAGTTTATAAGTCAATGCAAGGTAAGCAAGTTGACATGGACTTACTACGTCAAAAAAATGAACTTACTCCTGCGGTTGGAAATGCTCGTGTAAATGCACGTGGCGATGAATTAGGCCCAGGTGGTAAAATTATTAGGCGTCGTGATGATATTCTAGACGAATATTATAGAGATCATCCACAAGCAGTTCCAGATGAGTCACCTCGCAAAGAAACAGCAACTCCAACATCAACACCAGCGGCGGCTCCTACTCCTAAAGTAGAAGCAGTTAAGAAAGAAGCGCCTGCAAATTCAGTAGAAGCAGAAATGGCAGATATTGATGCCGAGGCTGAAGAAACTGGTACAGAGTGGGTTGAAGACGATGCTGGTAACTTTGTAAAGAAAGGTGAATAGTTAAATGATGGATACGCAGATGTTAGGAGCCGGTCCTAAGTTAAAAACTAGGGCAACTGGCAAACTTAGACCGATACATGATGGCGTACTTGCTTATGACATGAACTTTGGAGAACGTACTACTAAAGGTGGTATTATTATCGCAAGTGATGACGGCCAAGAAGCAGGCATCCGTCCAAGATGGTGTAAAATTTATGCTATCGGACATGAAAATAAAGACCCCTATGCTGTGGGTAACTGGATCTATGTTGAACACGGACGTTGGTCACGTGGTATCATTTTAGATGATCCCGATATGGGAGAAATTGAAGTTAGACTAATTGATGTAAATGCAATATTAGCCTGGCAAGAAGAAGAGCCAGAAGATTTGCAAATCGGAACTAATACTGACTTTAATAGCGGTGGTCCTCGTCCTGAGGACTTTGCAGACAGACCAAGATAAAAGAGGTTAAATTGAGTAACGTAGATCTTAACAAATACAAAGAATTTGTAGAACAAGTCACATCAAAAGAAAGCAATCAACTTTCAGAAATGTTTTACAGAGCAAAAGACATTGAAGCAAACAATTCAAATGTTAATATTGCATTGCTACTAACAGGTGCAATTGGTATTGCATCAGAAGGAGGAGAGTTTAGTGAAATTGTTAAAAAATGTATCTTCCAAGGCAAACCAATGGATGATGAAACTGTCTTTCATTGCAAACGAGAACTTGGCGATATCATGTGGTATTGGATTAATAGTTGCCGGGCATTGGGTCTCGATCCTAATGAAGTCGTAGCAGAAAACGTAAACAAACTCAAAGCAAGATATCCAGGCGGAGAGTTTGATGTTTATTACAGTGAAAATCGTAAAGATGGCGATTTGTAATTAATGAAATATAATCCAGATGACATTATAGTATTAGATGATATTGTACCTAGTTGGTTGCATAACGAAGTAGTTGCAGAAATTCCACATACTAAGGTGTCATTTGGACATAGAGGATTAGGTCCGTATCAAGGGCATCAATTTTTTAGTAATCAATGGACACACCAAGAACTTGAAAATGCTCCATGGCAATTAAAAGCAGTATGGAGTGCATTCAATGGACAGAAAGATAAACTAGGTGATAACATTGGTGACTTACAATTAAATCAAGTACAAGTAAACATTACAACTAAGAATCTAGTCGGTGGATTGCACGTCGACAGCGGCGAAGATGTACCTGCTTATACTATGGTATATCTAGTCAGCGGAGACAGTGGAATGGATTTTTGGGATGATAACCCAGATAACGGTGGTAAAATGATCAAGTCTGTATTATATAAAGAAGGCCGTTGCATTGTTTTTCCAAGTAAATTTATTCATAGAGGGATTCCACCAAAAGAAATAGAACCAAGAACTAGTGTTGGGTTTGTCTTTAGTGGTCGTTCAACACCATTTGCACAATCTAGAAATATTGTAATGCCAATATTCAAAGATCAACAAGAAAAGATATTTCCTAATCACAATTAGACTTGACTTTTCCTTAGTTTTATTATATAATTTATACAATAGGAGAAGATATGTATTTTCAAAATAAAAATACTGGTATTGGTACTGCTGGTGCAACCGGTATAGCATTAATGGTCTTACACATTTTAGGATATTTAACAGGATGGGCATGGCCTTTGCTGTATGTATTATTGATTATTATGGGTATAGGCGAAGAACAGGCACCTAAAAGAAAATGAAGATAGGAATTACTTTTTCATCATTTGACTTATTTCACAGCGGACACGTTGCTATGTTAAAAGAAGCACGTAACAACTGTGATTACATGATGGTAGGACTACAAACAGATCCAACTATTGATCGGCCTGAAAAGAATAAACCAATCCAAAGTGTTTTTGAACGCTACGTTCAACTTGAAGGGTGCAAATACATTGATCAAATTATTCCCTATGAAACAGAAAAAGATTTAATTGATATATTATTAACATACCAAATTGATGTACGATTTATTGGTGAAGAATACAGAGATAATGACTTTACTGGTAAACAGATTTGTGTTGACAAAGGCATAGAAATATACTATAATAAACGTCAACATTCATTTAGTACAAGTGGACTAAGAAAAAGGATAGAACAGGCATGAACCCAGTACCTCGTAAAACAGATGACGAAACACAAAGAATGATTGATGAATATTTGGCTAAAGGTGGTAAGATTACATATTGCGAAACGGGCGAACGTTCTGATAATATAGATTACAAAGGCGGATTTTACACAAAACGTCGAAAGAAAAAAGAAGAGGCAAATAAATGAAAGAACTATGGGTAGAAAAATATCGTCCTAAAACAGTAGATGGTTATGTGTTCAGAGATGAACATCAAAAATCACAAGTAAAGAACTGGATTAAAGAAGGTACAATTCCGCATTTGTTGTTTAGTGGTAATGCAGGTATTGGTAAAACAACACTTGCTAAGATTCTTTTCAATGAACTAGAAATTAACGACTTAGACATACTAGAAATTAACGCATCGCGAACAAACTCAGTAGATGACGTTCGTGATAAGATTGTAAACTTTGTACAAATGATTCCATTTGGTGAGTTTAAGGTTGTACTGCTAGACGAGGCTGATTACTTGAGTCCAAACGCACAGGCGGCACTACGTGGTGTAATGGAAGAATATCATACTACTGCACGTTTTATCTTAACTTGTAACTACCCAAACAGAATTATTCCTGCTATTCACAGTAGGTGTCAAGGATTCCATATTGCTAAAGTAGATCAAACAGAGTTTACTGCTCGTGTAGCAGAAATTCTAATTACAGAAGGTGTACAACCTGATTTAGATACATTAGACACTTATGTAAAAGCAACATATCCGGACTTGCGTAAATGTATCAATATGGTACAAATGAATTCTCAAGATGGAAAGTTACTTGCACCAAATGAAAGTGATAAGTCAGAAGCAGACTGGAAACTTGATATGGTTGAACTGTTTAAAGCAGGCAAAATTAAAGAAGCACGTAAACTTCTTTGTGGTACAGTTCGTACAGAAGAGATGGAAGAAATTTATCGTTGGTTGTATGACAATATTGAATTGTTTGGCGATGAAGAAACACAAGATAAAGCAATTTTAATTATCAAACAAGGACTTGTAGATCATACACTAGTTGTTGATCCAGAAATTAACTTGTCAGCAACACTAATTAAACTTGCGAGGTTATAATGAGTTACTTAGTTAACGACAAGTGTATTAAATGTAAACACATGGATTGCGTAGAAGTATGTCCGGTAGACTGCTTTTATGAAGGTGAAAATATGCTTGTAATTAACCCTGACGAATGTATTGATTGCGGTGTATGTGAACCAGAATGTCCAGCAGAAGCAATTATCACTGAAAGCCAGGATGACGGTAAATGGATGCAATTAAATCTTAAATACAGTCAAGAATGGCCTAACATTACTGTTAAAGGTACTGAACCTGAAGATGCAGAAGAATGGCAAGGCGTTGAAGGTAAATTTGAAAAATATTTTAGTGATAAGCCAGGAGGACAATAATGTCTAAGTTTCCAAGTAAAATGAGAGCAAGTCATATCTTGTTGTCATTTAAAGGTGCAAGAAACTCTACACATAGTAGAAGTATTGCTTTCGCTATGCAAGAAGGCGAAAGAATTACCGCTGAATTAAAACGCGGCGGCGTAAGTTTTGATCAAATGGCAAGAGAAAATAGTGCTTGTCCAAGCAAAACAAACGGTGGTGATCTTGGTTGGTTTGATCCAACTGAAATGGCTATTGAATTTTCAAGTGCTTGTTTAAATATTCCAGTTGGAGAACTAGGACCACACCCAGTAGTATCACCTTTTGGTGTACACGTAATATGGAGAACAGGATAAATTAATGTCAGATGTAAAATTAGTATCATACTCAACACCAGTTGAAGATTTAACTGCACAGCATTTAACTAATATGCAGGATCTCATTGCCTATTGTGCAAGAGTTTCAAATCCTAGCAATCAAATGAACAAGGAGACTTCGGAAAAACTTATAAAGTATTTGATCAAACACGCACATTGGTCTCCACTAGAAATGGTTAGTGCTTGTTTAGAAATTAATACTACACGTGATATTGCACATCAAATTGTGCGTCATCGTTCATTTAGTTTCCAAGAGTTTAGTCAGCGTTATGCTGATCCTGCTGAGTTTGGTAATCAATTTGTGCTACGTGAAGCACGATTACAAGATGAAAAGAATAGACAAAACTCAATTGGCTTAGGTACTACACAACAAGAGATGAATCTAATTAACGATTGGGAATCACAACAACAAAAAGTTATTGATGCCGCAAAAGAAGCATACGAATGGGCAATTGATAACGGCATTGCTAAAGAACAGGCTCGTGCTGTACTACCAGAAGGATGTACTAAGACACGATTGTACATGAACGGTACATTACGTTCTTGGATTCATTACATTGAATTACGTGGTGCTAACGGTACACAGCAAGAACACATGGATATTGCTCATGCTTGTGCTAAAGTTATTGCAAAAATCTTTCCATTAGCAGAAGAATTAGTATGAGTAAACAAGAACCTGTAATATTCTTTGAAACAGAAAATTGGGCTGTAAGAAAACACGCTCCAATTTTACCTGCAAAAGAATTTTTACCACAGGCTTGGAAAGATATTCCTGTGTTTACTAAAAAAGAAACACACAAAATTGATAGCGATCAAACCGTTCGTGCTTGTCCAGGTATCGGAGACTATATGCAAATGGGATATGTTATTCCTGCTTGGTGCGATATAGAAATAAATCCAAGACCAGACGGACAATATGTTGAAACTCGATATTCAGACCCCGATTACAACGGTGCTTATCATCCTGCCGATCAAGTAGGTAATAGTTTTATTAAACAATACGGTGTAAGAACAGCAGTAAAACTGGACTGTCCTTGGAAAATATATAGTAAACCAGGTTGGAGTCTACTATATCAACCAATGTGGTTTCATGAAGAAAAGAATTGGGACGCAATTCCTGGGGTTATTGATCATGATGTAGGTGCTCTTATTAGTCCTATTAATATTATGTTAAAAGAACCTAAGTTAACTAAAATTAAAATGGGTGAACCTTTAGTACAGGTTATTCCAATTAGAAGAGAACCCGTAGTTGCCCGTTCAGGCGACTTATCTGAAACTGCCGTTAACAGGCACAATGCCATTATCAAACAATTAAAAATGATTTTTAATGGCTGGTCTAAATGGCAACACGCCAAGAAGACCTATATCTTAGATAGAAACGATACAGACCTTCCTGGCGATAATTAATTACTCGTCTCCGTAGACTTCAAGCACCTCCTTAACTGCTTCATGTCTCTCAATATCATTTTGATGAAATCTGACTATGTCAATGTGCTTAGTTGCATGGTGATGCTCTAATGATTTAATAAAATCAAGAAGTCCGTTACTCTTAATTCTATCTGCCTGTGCTAAATCACCCGTTACTGCCATTTGGCTACCTTCTCCTATTCTTGTAAGTAGCATTTTCATTTGGTTAGGTGTGGCATTTTGCATCTCATCTGCAACAATAAATGCTTTTTTAAACGTCCGACCACGCATATAACTTAGTGGTGCAATTTCTACAACACCATCGTAAATCATATTTTCTATTTCTTTCTTATTATAGTACTCCTTTAATACATCAAAGATCGGTCGGGTCCACGGTGCCATTTTTTCTTCCATTGATCCTGGTAAAAACCCTAAATCTTCATCAACAGAAACTGCTGGCCTCGTGATTACAATCTTGTCAACAACTCCTTCTTTAAATGCTTTAATAGCCACCTGTACTGCTAGAAGCGTTTTACCGGTTCCCGCTGGACCTACACCGAAGACTATGTCCTTCTTGTTATCCAACAGTTTTAGCATATATGTTTCTTGTGATTTATTTCTTGGAAGTATGTTAACTTGTTTTTTAGATTGATTAAAACTAATAACATTTGAACCGTTATTAGAGTAGTTTTGCCGTTTGGCTCTTTTTGCACCCATTAAGTCCTCCTTCATGAGTTATAAGTAGTCATAGTAGGCACTTAGTATGTCCGTAAACACACTTGTTTTAGTGCTTACTAAAAATATTTAGTCGATTTTGCAGAGACAAAACTGCATACTTATAAACGCAAACCGGATAAATAAGTATATAAAGCATAGGTGATAATAATATGTATGACGTTTTAGATCTAGTTAAAAATATTGAAAACATTTACGATAGTGATTCTGCTCTTTCAGTTTTAAAAGACTTTGAAAGAGTTTTAGATGAACTAGACCTATATGTATATGATAATTGGGAGGACGGTGAATTAGTTTCAGGTCCTGATATTGAAAGACATTGGGTTAGTTGCTCGTTTATGTGGCCTAGAGATAGAATGCCTGATCCACAAGGTGGTAAACGTTTACTAGATTATGATTGTCAAGTATCATACGAAAAAACACAGATTATTAAACCAAGAAAAATTAAAGAACCAGACGATGTTCGTCCTGGTACTAAAAAAGGAAAACTAGATAGACATCCTATTTGGGTTGTTAAAATTAAAATGCCTAAAGAATTAATTCTTAACATCTACAGTGGTTACGCAGAACAACTAGATTACTTAAAAGAACCAGCAGTTGCTGAAACTAATCCAGGTGGCGATGCGGCGGCTCCACAAGAAGCAGACGTTGCGGCAGAAGGTGGCTTATAATGGGACTAAGAGCAGACGATCTTAAAGATCTAGTTTACAGAATTTACGAAATTGATTCATTTAAATCTAAGATGGGAGAAGATAAAGATATTGTTGTCCTAAGTTTTTCCACTATGACTGAAACTTCAGGCAGAGATTTAATGAACTTTATTGAAAAAGGATATCCATTTGTACTAGATGCTGATGTTACATCAGGTGAACAAAGCGATGGTACTTATAAAGTGTTTGTTGAACTAGAAAGAATGAAAGATGTTCCTGCACAAATTTTAGAAATTATTGACGGTGTGAAAAAAGTATCAGGCATTGAAGATATGAAGTTTAGATATTATAAGAGTTTTAAAAGTTTGCCTTCATCAGAAGAGCAATTAGGTGAAACTATTCCGTTAGACAAAGATGCTTATGAAGTTAAAGTTAACGAAAGTAATATGGATAATGTTAAAAACTTCTTTAGCAAAAGTTATGTTGATAGCATTGATATTATCAACGAAACTATCCTTATAATGAAGAAGCAATATGCTGATACATTAAAATTTAATATTGTAGATTTTGGTAAATCATCAGATGTTAATAAAACAGTTACCGAGTCATACAATATCAATTCTTTTCCTGAAATAGTTTTCCTAACTAAATATATTGGAGACTTTGATATCGAAAAATACGGTGATAAGTTTCTAATCGAACACAATGATTATTCATTAGTGTTAACAAAAAGATAGGATTATTAAAATATGGCAAGTGAAAACTACGATAAGTGTTTAGAAACCATCCTTCATCACGAAGGCGGATATGTAAACCATCCGAAAGATCCAGGTGGGGAAACTAACTTAGGTGTTACAAAAAGGGTTTACGAAGAATGGGGCGGAACTAAAGACATGAAAGATCTTTTAGTTGAAGATGTTGCTCCCATTTACAGAAAAAATTATTGGGACCGTATGAAGTGCGATGACATTCCAGCAGGTCTTGACTTATGTGTATTTGACTTTGGTGTCAATGCAGGCACTGGTCGTTCTGCAAAGTACTTACAACGTATGATTGGTACTGTTGCTGACGGCGGTATTGGTCCAAATACATTAAAAGCATTAGCAACTTATGTTGATTCAGAAGGTGTTGAGACTGCTATTAAAAATTTCCAAGAAGCACGTCAATCATACTATGAACAATTAAGTACTTTTGAAACTTTCGGTAGAGGATGGACTCGCAGAGTAACAGAAACTACTGAACTCGCACTTAAAATGGTATGAGTCAAACCTGTTTAAACTGCGGTAGAGAACACGAAGGTAGGCTAATTGAAACTTTCACAGATGGTGACAATAAGCCTATCGACATAGTTGTTTGCGAACAACCGCGTTATACAGAGGAAGAAAATGTTTAGTTCAATTAAAATTGCGTTAGTATTGTTTATGTTGGCAGGTGCCGGCGGTGGTTTTATGTATGTAAAAACACTTAAAAGTGATCTTGCTATTAGTGAAGCCAACAATGCTAAATTACAAGAAAGTGTAGCAGACCAAAAAGCAGTTATAGAACAACAGCAAAAAGATTTTACTGCTATACTAGCCGCAAATAAAGAACTTGAAGAGAAAAATAGAGTTCTACAAGCAGAATTTAAATCGCTTGATGAACGTTTTAACAAAATTAATGGCAAAGGTGAAGTTAGAGATATCGGCAAACTTGCCATTGATAAAGATCGTGCAGTAGAACGTATTATAAACAATGCATCTAAGAAAGCAATGAGATGTGTAGAGATTGCCATGGGCAGTCCATTAACGGAGAAAGAGCGAAATGCAACTAAGAAGTCTGAAATCAATTCAGAATGTCCTAGCCTTGCTAATCCTAACTACGTTCCTTACTAGTTGTAGTACGGTATCCAAGTTAGATATTTTCAAGACTGAGGTTAAAAGAGCACCTCTGAATCTAGAGAATCCTGCGACTCCAAAAATGGAAGAACTAAAGTTCATTATCATACACAGCAACAATGCAGAAGAAGTGTTTGCTAAAATGAAAGAGCAAGGTAAAGATCCTGTGCTGTTTGGTTTAAGCGATGACGACTACGAAACACTTGCTAAAAACTTTGCACAAATTCGTGCGTACATGATACAGCAACAATTGATTATAGAGAAATATCGTGACTATTACGAAGGCGATACTGCTACTGACGGCACTGATAGTCAGTAGTTGTTCTGCTAGATCTAATTGTACCGCACACCCTGGCGCTGATATAAACATTAGCAAGGGCGAAACCATCCAAGAAAAAGTAATACCCAAAGGCGAAATTCGCTGTAATTTCTAATAAATACACATATAAACAAAACGAGGGATTTATATGTGGGAAATGATAGAAAGAATGGCATCCGATAGACTGTGGATTTACACAGCCTTAGCAGGATCTTTATTTGGTGCCGCATTTTTGTTCTGGTTTAAAGACACAAAAATGGCAATATGGGCGGTAGGTAAATTTGATGCCACTCTTGAATATCTAGTTAATCGTTGGGGCTGGACTTGGTTACAAAACGATCCTAATGCTTGGCGTACAAAATATCCCCATGTTACTAAGAAGATTGACGAGTTAGAATCTCGAATCAGAAAATTAGAGGGTAAAAAATAATGGCTGATACAGAAGTAAAAGTTCAAAGTACAGAACATAAAAAGAAAGTTAATCTTGAGTTAGAAGTTGATGCTTCAGCAAAAGACTTAGGAGTTAATCCATACGCAAAATGGATTCATATGGCACGTGCCGTTGATAGTTGGAGAATTTTCCCAAGATTCTTTATTTCAACATATATTATTTTATTATACAAAGTTGTAGTTTGGTATATGGCACTTCCAAATCCTACTATGGAACAATCAGGGTTGGTTAGTATTGTAGTTGGTGCTGGTGCGGCTTGGTTCGGTCTTTATACAGGTTCGAGTAAAAAGTCAGACAAGTAGCCGTTGACTTTCGCCTAAACTAAGTATATAATAGTACTATGGATTATTATGAATTATTAGGCGTCTCACGAAACGCATCCGAAAAAGAAATTAAAACTGCCTTTAGAAAAAAGGCGGCGACTCAGCACCCCGATAAGGGTGGTGATCATAAATTGTTTACACAGTTAAACGAAGCATACCAAACACTAAGTAATCCTGAAAAGAAACGTATGTATGATCAATACGGAACTGCTGATCCTCAACAGGCACACGCAAGAGGGCATGGTGGTTCGAGTTTTCATTTCAATGCTAGTGATATGGAAGATATTTTTGGTTCATTTTTTGGACATCGTTCACCATTTGGACAAAGACAAATGCGTAACCAAGATATTACATTGGCCGCAGATATTGATATTGAAGATATTGTGTTTGGTAAAGACTTTTTAATTACGTATAGACTACCTAGTGGTAAAGAACAAAGTGTAAATGTTACATTACCGTCAGGCGTAAGACCAGGAGATAAAATACGATATTCCGGAATGGGCGGCGACCAAATTCCTAATGCTCCTAGAGGTGATTTATTTGTAATTGTAAGAGTCAGAAGGCACCCACGTTATACTGTAGATGGCATAAATTTATATGTAGACGAGAGAGTAAATGTTTTTGATCTTATGATTGGTTCTAGTATACACATACGTACTATCCAAGGCAAAGAAGTAAGTTTAAAAATACCTCCTGGAACTAATAGTGGAACAACTTTTAGTATGCACGGACAGGGTCTTCCGGATAGACGTACTGGGCAAACTGGTAACCTATTTGTTAAGATTTATGGTGATACTCCTAAGATACAAGATACTGACATTATTGAACAATTGAGAAAGATTAAGAATGAAACTGATAACTTATCCTAATGATTTCTTAGAGAAAAGGGTTGATCCTTTTGACTTCGAAACACAAGATGCTAAACAAATTGAAAAAGATATGATTGAAATTATGGAAAAGCATCAGGGTGTAGGTTTGGCGGCTAATCAGGTCGAGTTTAACGGACAAATCTTTATTATTAAACCAACAGGATTAAAAGGTTACGAAGATGAAAAACCTTTTGCAATTATTAATCCTAAAATTACAGCCGTGTCCGAAGAGATGATTGAAGGTGAAGAAGGCTGTTTAAGTTTTCCTTTACTATATCTAAAAGTAAAACGACCATTTGGTTTGGTAACAGAGTGTCTTGACTCTAGCGGCAAAGAGTGTACAATAGAATTAACAGGTTGGAATGCAAGAATCTTTGGTCATGAATATGATCATCTATATGGAATTAATTATATTGACAGAGTAAGCAAACTAAAACTTGATTTGGCTAAGAAGAAACAACAAAAATTAATAAAGAAATTTAGTAGGAGTAATGTATAGTGGTAGAACCTAGCGAAAGTTTACAAGGAGTTTTTGACAAAGCAGTTAACGATGCTAAGAAACTTAATCATGACTATGTAACATTGGAGCACTTGTTGTTTGCTATGTTATGCGATGACGGTTTTGTTAATATTGTAAACGGGTTTGGAACAGATCCTGAGTATCTCAAAAAGAATGTTGAACATCATTTAAAAACTAAATGTGAAGATATTATTAGAGAAGCCGTTGATAAAAAATACAAGCCTAAAAAGACACAAGCAGTAGAGCGTGTTCTTAACAGAGCATTTACACAAGTATTGTTTAGCGGAAGAAGTACTATTGAAATACAAGATGTATTTTTAAGTATGTTTAGTGAAAAGAAATCTTGGGCACATTATTATATTGCACAATCAGATATTGAAAAAGAGAAGTTTGCAGATTACTTGAATAACGAAATTGAACAGTCATTTGAAGATGAGGAAATGGCAGGTATGGCGGCAAGAGCATTGCGTTCATACACAACTAACTTAAACAAAGATGCCGAAACAGGTAAAATTGATCCTGTAATTGGCAGACACGAAGAACTAGAAAGTATTGCACTTGCACTAGGTCGCCGTAGTAAAAACAATGTGTTACTTGTAGGTGATCCAGGTGTAGGTAAAACTGCTATTGCAGAAGGACTTGCATGGAATATTGTAAACGGTGCTGTACCAGAATTCTTAAAAGAGTATTCGGTATATAATTTAGACATTGGTAGTATGTTGGCTGGTAGTAAATATCGAGGCGACTTTGAAGAACGTTTTAAATTAGTTATTGCTGGGTTAAAGAAGCGTGGCAAAACTATTGTGTTTATCGATGAAGCACATATGATTAGTGGTGCTGGTGCTGGCGGAAGCCAAAGTTCAAACGATCTTGCTAATATGTTAAAGCCTGTTCTTACAAAAGGAAATATTAAAGTTGTAGCATCAACTACTTGGGAAGAATATCGCAAGTACTTTGAAAAAGATCGTGCATTAATGCGTAGATTTGCAAGAGTAACCGTAGACGAACCAAGTAAAGAAATTGCTAAGAGTATTTTGCTAGGTATTAAGAAATACTACGAAGAATTTCACGGTGTTGTTATTACAGAAGAAGCAGTTGACTCTGCTATTAAATTAAGTGTAAAATATCAAAGTGATAAGAAACTTCCAGATAAAGCAATTGACTTACTTGATTGTGCTTGTTCAAGATTTAAATTGAAAAAAGCAGAAGAAAAAATTGTTGACGTTGCAGAAATTCAATTTGAACTTGCAAAAGCAGTCGACCTACCTAAAGAGCAAATTGCTGAAACAGAAACAAGCAATCTTGCAAACTTAGAAAAGAACCTCAAAGCAGTTGTATTTGGTCAAGATGCATCGTTAGAAAGCATTGTTGATAAAATTCATGTTGCCCAAGCAGGACTTAAGACAGAAAATAAACCTATTGGTTCGTTTGTGTTTATGGGACCAACTGGTGTAGGTAAAACAGAAACTGCAAAACAACTAGCAGACAACTTGGGTGTTAAACTTATACGTTTTGATATGTCAGAATATCAAGAAAAGCATTCAGTTGCTAAACTAATTGGTTCACCTCCAGGTTATGTGGGATTTGAAGAAAACGCAGGACTATTAATTACTAAGTTACAAGAAAATCCTAATGCTGTATTACTATTAGATGAGATTGAAAAGGCACATCCTGATGTAAGTTCGTTGCTATTACAAATTATGGACAACGGATTTGTTACAGGATCTAATGGTAAACAAGCAGACTGTAGAAATGTTGTTCTTATTTTAACAACTAACTTAGGTTCACAAGAAGCAGAACAAAATTCAATTGGGTTTGGTGATACTCTTGAAAAAGAATATGAAGACAAAGAACTTAAGAAGTTTTTCCCTCCAGAGTTCCGTAACAGACTTGACGGAATTATGTTGTTTGGTAAACTAGATAAAAATACTATGCTTAAGATTGTTGGCAAGTTCTTGCTTGATCTTAAAAATATGTTAAAAGAGAAAAATGTTAATACAACTATTACAGACGAAGCAATAGACTTATTGGTAGACAAAGGGTTCGATGCTAAGATGGGTGCAAGACCGTTACAACGTGTTATTGACGATCAGATTAAAACACCACTATCTAAAAAATTGTTGTTTGGTGAACTTAAAAACGGTGGCGACTTAAATATTGATATTAAAGATGGAGAATTCTTGTTAAATATCAAAAGCAAAGAAGTCGTAACCAATGAAGTATAAAACAACAAATAAACTATTCTACGATAAGTATAAGTTCAAATTAGGTGTAATCTGTCCTATTGCTCATATCTTTCGTAATAAAAAATTAGAATATGCTAGGTCTGCTATTGATAATATTATTAATAGTAAACAAGGTAACTCGTATTTTTTAAAAACACGAATGCACGAAAGGCCTTTAACTGATTCACAAGTTGAAGATCTAAAAGTACTTCTTAATCACTTTACGTTTGCTGATCAAGAATACTCATTACGTTGCGAAGGTTCGTATTTAGGAGTTTATTCTAATAACAAAGATTGGTTGTTACTTTTAGATAGCAAATTAAAGAATCCAAATAGCACACTATTTGAACCGCCCGAAGGTATAGATCTTGATGCTAACACTATTATTAGCGAGGACGATACTTACCAACTAAAGATTACACTTAACGGTACTGCTGACCCTAACCTAGCAAATTATTGTAAAAAGAATCCAGATAAAGTACGTGTTGGTCATGCAGTATTAGAAGATATTGAAAAGGGATATAATCTAAAAGGACGTTATATTTTTGTTAAAGATGAGCAAACATTTACTATGATTAGCCTATTTTTAAACAAGAATGTGCTACGTACAGACAAAGTCCTAACAATAGAAAAAACAGATAAATAATACTATGTCCACAAGTACTACAATATTATCAGCACAAACACACGTAGGAGACAGTTCTGTACAGACTCATACGGGTGACAAATATCAGGGTGATGGCTACTACGGTAGATCAGACGGCTTTCACACAGCACAATTTAACTACACAGGGTTCTTAGGAACTGTTAAATTGCAAGGCACACTTGCTACCAATCCAGTTGCAGGTGATTGGTTTGACATTACTGGTACTGATATTACTACAACATACTCACAAGATGGTGTAGATTTTAAGAATTTTACTGGTAATTTTGTGTGGGTTAGAGCAGTAATTGAAAATTGGACAGACGGTACAATAAACAGCGTCTTACTAAATCATTAGGAAGTAACATGGAAAATTTTATTAGCATTGTATGGAATAAAAAGCAAGTAGCAGAAGTAGACGAGTATCTCGTTGATGCTATTCTTGAATGTGCTGACGAAGGATTACTAGAAGACGAAACTATGTATGAGTCATATAATACTGTAAATGACGGTATTGTGCTTACTGTAGGACTACATAAAGCACTATCAGAGTCAGAATCTAATGTTGTAGCAGAAAGAGTAGCAAACAAACTGTTTGATCTAGGCTACAGCAACTTCGATATCGAAATCAGCATCTAACAATTATTGATAAATACTTTATAATACGTATTATGAAGGTGCTATCATATGACTAATAAAACATTTAAAGATTATCTTGCTGAAGTAGCCTTAGGCGAAGGAAACTATTCCAAGGTAGTTGTTAAAGGCAATAATACTAAAATACCAACAGCGGCTCAACAACTAGGTTGGAAAACAGAACCTAGTGCTTTTGGACAAGAATTTACAACAATCCTTCCAGATAGTAACCCACTTGATAAAGACGCTATTGATAAGTTTATAGCCGATTTAGGACTTGCATTTTCTTCAGGCGACTGGGCTAAAAAAGAATCTTATTCTCCAGGCGATGAGAACGAACCAGACATGGTAAGCAACTGTTGCGGAGCGGCTATTGCAGATGTTTATGACGGTGTAGGAAGATGTACTGATTGTCAAGAAATGGCAGAGGCTGTACCTGAAGATGAAAATGAGTCAGACGAATTAGCAAGATTAAAAACACTATCTAACGTTTTTGAAGAAACATATGATGGTGATGACTTCTATGAAGCATACGGTGATTTGTGGTTTAACGAAGATGACATTGTTGACGAAGCAGAATACCAAGGACGTAAAGTTAAACTAGGCAAGCCTATGCGTGGCGATGTTAAAAAGTTTAAAGTATACGTAAAGGATCCTAAAACAGGTAACGTAAAGAAAGTTAACTTTGGCGATCCTAATATGAAGATTAAAAAATCTAATCCAGCACGTAGACGTTCATTCCGTGCTAGACATAATTGTGATAATCCAGGGCCAAGAACAAAAGCAAGATACTGGAGTTGTAGAAAATGGTAAAAGCAGTAGATTTTGATAGCAAACCTGAAAAAACAGAATTACCTTATAGTGTAGTTCAAGACCTTCAAACACATATGAAGAACGATCCTATCTTTTATAGGAAGTCTTACTATCCAACAATGTGTGATTGTCAAAATAAAATTAAGAATGGTAATTCAATTGGTCCAATTGATTTAGAAAAAATGATCGAAACAGGTGTAAAACATTACTGTTCAAAATATGATATTCCTAAACGTCCTGAAGAACTTTTATCCAAAGAAGAAAAAATGTCTCTTGCAGAATTAATCTTCGGAGAAGAAGAGGAGTTATTGAGAAACGGGGAGTATTAATGTTACTTCGTCACCTTACGGAAAACCAAAAGATTGCTGTTTTTGCTTTTGGCAGAATGAATCCGCCTACCATTGGGCATAAGAAATTAGTTGATAAAATAACTTCTATTCCAGGTGACCACTTTCTTTTTTTATCACATACTGTAAAACCTAAAACAGATCCTTTATCACACAAAGAAAAAGTTTACTTTGCACAAAAAAGTTTCGGTACAGATATAACTATTGGTTCGCCCGATGTTAGAACTATTATCGATGCTATGAAAAAACTATACACACTAGGTTATACAAAAGTAATTTATGTTGCTGGTAGTGACAGAGTTGATAGTTTTGATCAATTACTTAAAAAATATAATGGCGGTGATGATTATACATTTGATGTAATCGAAGTTGTGAATGCTGGTGAACGTGATCCTGATGCAGAAGGTGCAGAAGGAATGAGTGCTAGTAAATTAAAGGCGGCGGCCGCACAAGATGACTTTGATACATTTAAACAAGGTGTTGCTGGAGACGAAAATCTAGCAAAAGAAATGTTTGATGCAGTTAAACAAGGCATGGGCATTAAAAACGAAATACTAGGGTTTACTACTCGCAATGTTCCGCGTACAACTATTAAAAAGAAACGTGCTCCGGAAGAGCCAAGTGTACAGGATAAATTAAAAGCAAGAAGAGCCGCGGCGGCTAAAGGCGACAAAGACGCATTCACACACAAGTTTAATAAAAAAGACGAAGACCTAGCAGAATGGTTTATTAGTATGGCACGGAGTGGCAAATGAGATTTGCTGAGATAGAATCCGTATACGAAAACTTTGCTGATGGTAAAAAGAAAGGCAAAAGTCGTCCTGGTCGTGTAAAGAAGGCTGGCGCAAGTTGTAAAGGAAGTGTTAGTTCATTACGTGCTAAGGCTAAAAAGTACAGTGGTGAGAAAGGTAAAATGTATCACTGGTGTGCTAATATGAAGGGCGGTAAGAAGTAATGGACGATATAAAGCAATTACAAAAACTAGCAGGTATTGGTGAATTTAAAGGATACACAGAATACAAAATAGATGAGAATCCTAGTTTAACTGCTACTGCTATTAAACAAAAAGAACGTGACATGGGTGTTAAGCCTGGTGATCCAGAATGGTTTAAACTTTGGTTTTCAAAACCATTTATGACAGGTATGCCACAATTCAGAGGCCGTAAGAAATGAGATTTAGAGAATTAAAAGAAAACGGCGGATTAATTGTACCAGGAGTTAATACTACTGTTGATGTAGGCCCTAATGAAATCCCTAAACAAGCAAAGAAATTTGGAAATTCGGTTGACAAACAAGGCAAACCGTTATATACTATGCACAAGAAAGCACATAAGAATAGCGATCCAAACACATTGTTTAATTTAGGAATGGCAGAGAGTAAAAAAGATATAAAGAAACCAATTAAAGCAAGAGATCCAAATTGGAAAGATATGGAAGCATTACGCAAAAGTGGTGCCGCTGGATCGCATAAAGACAAGTCAAAAATTATTCCCCGCAAACAAAAGTATAAAAACGTAGACGAACGTATGGGTAAAGAACTGTCTAGTGCTACAGAAATTTTTGTAGACATGGACGGTGTCCTTGCAGATTTCTTTCCTGCTTGGAAAAAACTTGTTGGTGCTGATTGGAGAGAAATTAAAGATATTGAAGATGCACTACAAAAAATTAGAGACAAAGAAGACTTTTGGTTGTCTTTGCCTTTAACACCTAACGCCAAAGGATTACTAAATATTATTAAGGATCTTAAAGGCGAATATAAAATACTAAGTGCTCCTCTAGCAAATGATCCTAAAGCAGAGCCACACAAAAGAGAATGGGTTAAAGATAATTTAAGTTTCTTTCCGCCTAAAGAAGTTATTATTACAGCAGACAAATGGAAGTTTGCTAAACAAGCAGATGGAACACCAAACATATTAATTGATGACTTTGGTAGTAACATTAGAAATTGGGAATCAAAAGGTGGTGTTGGATTTAAACACAAAGATCATAAGTTTGAAAGGACGGCTGGTAATTTGAAAGACTACTTTAAAAAACCTGCAGAAGAAGTAATGGACGAAGGTATTACTGATAAACTATCTGGATTTGCTGATAAAATATTAGGCAAAATGGAAAAATGGTGGAACAAACAAGTCAATGCACACGAGATGGCTTGGGCTGAAGTTGAAAAAATATTGAAACCATATGCAGAAGAATTAAGAGATTTAATCAAAGATCCAAACGACTTTGGTATGTTAATGCTTTTGATAAAACATAACCAAGGTAAGAAACCATTACTAGATAAATTGTTTGCAAAAATTAGACAGTTTGGTATTAAGGCTGTTTATAAAATGCAAGGACTTGAAGATAAATTTGCAACTGAAGATATAGAAGAAGGTGCGTTAAGTATTCCAGCATCTAAACTACCATCATTTGTTTCAGATATGGTTAAAAATCTTGATCCTAATAGAACAAAAGACTTAATGGATATTGCACGTAAACTAGGTAAAGAAGTTTATGTTAAAAAGGATCGTATTGTAATACAAGATCCTGACTTTGATCCACACAAAAAAGACGAAGGTGAATTAATTCCTAATCCTAAAAATACTTCTTTAGTTAAATCAGATTCAGACTATGACTTTATGAAACTTGGTACTAATATAGCCAATGTCAAAGATGTTGATCCTGAAGATGTAAATCCTAACGATCCTGATATTATGCTTCAATTTTGGGGTGGCGAAAAAGAAAAGAAATACATGATGAAACAATTAAAGCGTCTTGGATATGATATACAAGATGCTGATAAGCCAGGTGATGATGCACAGTATGACGAGCGTGAACTTACTAAAGGCGAAGAAAAAGACAAAGAGCGTATTGTTAAAGGAATGAAAAAAGGTTCAGCAGACTTTAAAAAGCGTTATGGAGATAACTGGAAAGCAGTTATGTATGCAACTGCAACTAAGTTGGCTAAAGAAGGTTATGATCTAACTGAAACTGGATATGAAGATCCTTCATACTTTTATATAACAAACGGCATGGCTCCACCGCAAGTACGTGAAGAAGATTTACAAGAGTTTACTAATGAAGAAGTATATATGGATATTTCATTAATAAAACCTGTACAACGTAATAGATCCTGGGATAAACTACACAAGCAAATGACTCGTGTAAAAGAAGGCAACTATGCTCCTATAGTAATTGATAATACAGGATATATTGTTAATGGTCATCACAGATATGATGCACTTAGATTTATGGGCGAAACAGACGCTAAAGTTAGAATAATGAAAGGGTCATTGCGTGAAATAATTAGTTTAATGCAAGATAAATAATACTATGCTAATAAGAGAAATATTTAATAGAAAAGTAGACGAAACAGCAACAGCGGGTGCTACAAGTGCCGGTGCTATTGCTACAGTAGTTAATCCAGCACAAGCATATGGACAGCGTCCTAAGGATTCAAAAGGACTGCCTAAGGCTCCGCAAAAGAAAAATCCAGATGGAACTGCTAAAAACGCCCTCGACATTGATAACAATTTGATGGGTGGCAAAACAGTTAAAAGATAAATACTAGTATGAAACAGGACAAACTAATGATTGAAGCAGAAAAATTACTTAACGAAGGCTTAGCCGACATGGCTGATATGGCCGAACGTGATCATGAAGTACAAATGGCACGTGCAGATTTATACAAGTTAGCAAAGTATTCAATCAAGTTACACGAAATGCTTAAAAGCGTATCTGAGCAAGAAGGCTTAGAAGGGTGGGTACAGGCTAAGATTACCAAAGCCGCTGACTATTTAGGTTCTGTTTATCATCATATGGATTATCAAACAAAATTCGACGAAGTTGCTACTGAAGGCAAGTACAAAAACGATGCACAACGCAAAGCAGTACACGCCGCTAAAGCAGAAAAGAACGAAAACAAAGATTCTTACATTTCAAAACTAGAACAAAGACTATCAGAATCACTAGGAGAGTAATATGAAACTTTCGGACATCACAGAAGAGTTCGAAGGCTTAAATGAAGCACCTCCAGGCGGATTCAATCCTAAAGCATCATTAGACAGAGCAGATAACAAACTACGTACAGGTGCAGTAGGTAACTGGCTTAGTAAATTAAATAAAGCAGTTAATAAGAAATACGCATCAAATTATCAAATCGATCCTAATGTTCCAGATGGTGGTATTGATCACGGTAAAGATATAGATGCTTATGTTAAAGGCAAAGACTTTGACAAACCTGCTAAAGAGAAACCTGCACCAAAAGCAGAACCTGCTCCTGCTCCTGCTCCAACAAAACCACAACCAATTAAAGATGTCGGTAAACTAAAACCCGGTAGTGCATTTAACGATGGCAATACTACTTGGCAATGGGACGGAACACAATGGAGTGACGGTAAGAATACACAAGATCCACAAACAGGTTTAAAACAATTTAATAAAGCACTGGCAAAAGGTCAAGCAATGGTTAAAGAAAAGGAAACTAATCCTTACTTTAATCCTTCTATTAGCGAAGCACCTCCGGGTGTAGGAATGTTAAAAAAAGCGGCTGGTAAAGTAGCACAAAAAGGTGCTAATATGGCTGTAGGTGCAGTAGCAAAAGCGGCTGGTGCGACACCTGATGAAGTTAAAGCGGCGGCACAACAACAAGGCGGACTTGCAGGTAAAGTTGCTGGAATGGCCGGTGGTGCAGATACGCAAAAGGTTGCACAAAAAGCAACAGCACTTAAAGGTGTTACAGGATCAACAGCAAGTGGTGCTCAAGTTGCTAAAGGACTAGATAAAGTTGCACAAGGCCAAACTGTTCCACCAAATGTGCTTAAAGCAATTTCACCGTATGCTCAAAGCATTATGACTATAATGCAAGATCCACAACTTATGGGCAAGTTTAAACAATTAATGAAACAAGCAAATAAGGGTGGGCAACAATGAGAATAGCAGATCTTATTAGAGGCTTTTTAGATATTATCGATGCTGAACAACCTAAAATAGATATTACTATTAACAAAACAGATGATGACCGACGTTTTGATCAAGTAAAGGATTTAATTCCCGACGATGATTGCGGATGTGGATCTGTTGCAAATGCACCAAAAGAACAGTATGCTGACATTGAAGCAGTTACTACTGACGCTGGTGGCGGTATGCACTCTCCAAAAGAACCAGAAGATATTCGCGGTGAACATGGCTCACTGTTTCGTGACTATCTAGCAAAAGTTCAAAGCAAAAATAACTAAATAACTCTAGTATTAACCTAGGAGAACATATGGCCTTTTTAGTTCATAACCTACCACCTATCGAAGTTTTTGTAAAGAAGGAATTCTTATATGACCATCAAAAAGGTCACGGAGAAGTTACTCCTGGGTTATGGATTAGTGTTAAAAGTATAGAAGGTAGAGCATTATATTTTGAAACACTACTAACAGAGTACGGTGCATTATACGATAAATTACCTCTTAGTGCGTTTGTTTGGAAAGAAGATTACTTACATAGCGAACAACTTCCTTTAGATACACTACAGATTTGGGATTGCTTTGATTACGATATTACAGTAATTAAAAAGCCTATGCTAAGTGATTGTGAATTTTTTGGCAAAGATCGTAAAATGCATAAAGGTGAATATCTTTTTACTATTGATAATTGTCATAGAGATAAAACTGCTCTTAATCAAAACTTTGCAGAACACGATCCAGAACACAAATCATTTAATGTAATTAAATTAGACAACGGACAATTTGCCGCACAACCAAATAACAGAGTAGTGTTTACAGATCAAAGTCTTGTTCCAACTGATCGTAAAACACCAGACTTCAAAGTATGCACCCAAAACTACACAGTTGAAAATACTCCTAAGTGGAGTGTAGGACACACAGACGAGTGGCACTACAAGGACCGCAACGAAACCTTAGACACCTAGCATATCATAAATATTTGCATGGTACCACATATTCAAACTTTTGAGTTTAAAGAACGAGCGAATATTTTTACTGGTATGTTCCACGAAAAGGAATCTATCAAAGCAGACCTTATTTCTTGTATTAAGGAACAAGGTGATCAACAATACCATAAAACAAATGTCAAAGCGGATATGACACGTTGGACTATGTATGACAATCCGCATTTCAAAAAAATTATTGACTTTGCTATAGAACTTTTGGAAGAAGGATTAGATCCAGTACCACAAGGAAATTTTTATGCAACAGATTGCTGGGGTGCAATTTATAAAAGAGGAGGTGAAACCCTACCACACGCCCATCATCCAGCACTTTGGAGTTTTTGTTATTATGTTGATGCTTCGGAAGAATGTGCTCCTTTAGTATTTCCAACTGCTGAAAGAGCCATTCAACCCGAACCAGGTCTTATTGTTATTTTTCCTGGTTGGGTAACACACATGGTACCAATTCAAGAAACAGATTTTGAACGAGTTATTGTTAGTGGCAATTTGACTATGGAAAGACCACAAGCGACTTGACATTAAGAACAAACGAATATATAATACACATTATAACATAGGAGAAACAAATGAGTGACCGAACTTACGGCGCAGACGAAAAAGCCAAACTAGAAAGATTGGTTAACGAAGGCGTAACAGTACTTCAAGAAATTTCAGACTTACAAGAAGGTTTGAAAGATACTGTTAAAGCAGTTGCAGAAGAACTAAACATTAAACCATCACTAATTAACAAAGCAATTAAGATTGCACAAAAAGGTGAATGGGGTAAAGTTGCTGATGATTTTGACGACCTAGAAACATTGATTGTTACTGTAGGACGTGATAAACTATAATGAATAAAATTATCAACTTCTGGAAAGAAGCAAAAAAACAAGACCCTTTAGCATTTTGGTTAGAAATGATAGGTACCTTAGTTACTATAGGTGCAAGTATGACTCTAGCCATTAATGCCGCTGACCCGGATATGCGTATTGTTTATCCAGGATTTATGCTAGGTTCAGCACTAGCAATTTTTACATATACAAGACGAAAACTTGCATGGCCATTAGTAATGGTTTACTACTTTCTTAGTGTAAACATTTTTGGATTTGGCGTAGCAATGGGATGGTGGTAAAATAGATGAAATATATGGTTGACATTGACAACACAATCTGCTATACTAACGATAGTAATTATGAAAAAAGTGAACCCGATTTAGATAGAATCGCTCACTTTAATAAGTTGTTTGATGAAGGCCATGACATTCATTATTGGACTGCACGAGGTGCAGTATCAGGCAAAGATTGGCAAGACTTTACAATGAAACAACTTAAAGGCTGGGGAGTTAAATTTACTAGTGTAAGATTTGGCAAACCACATTATGATATTTGGATAGATGATAAGGCAATAAATGATAAAGAATACTTTAAACAACAAGGAAGTACAGACTAAACCCTACCAACCGTTAGCATGGGTGGCAACTGCTGTCTTGCTATTAGCGGCAACTACGTTATCTGCTTTAGATAATCAAGTTTATGCTACATACGGATTTGGTATTGCATCTACTATTTGGACAGTAGTTGGAATACTTTGGAAAGAGAAGTCATTAATAGTTTTAAACGGCGTACTAACAATTATATACTTAGTAGGCATTTTTAAACATTTGTATGGTGTTATCGGCCAGTAAACGATTAGTTGGTATTTGTCAGCCTGAAGTGACAAACAGGAGAAAAAATGAGTTATGTAGATGCAATCTTTGATCGCGACCAAGATATTATTCGTGTAGTAGAACGAAAAGACGGTAAGCGACACCTTACAGAATATCCAATTAAATATACATTCTATTATAAAGACCAAAGAGGAAAGTATAAAAGTATCTTTGGCGATCCGTTATCACGTATTGTAGCAAAAAATACAAAGCAATTTAGAAAAGAACTTGCTATTAATCAAAACAAAGAACTGTTTGAAAGTGATATTAATCCTATATTCCAATGTTTAAGTGAAAATTATTTAAACGTTGATGCTCCAAAACTAAATGTTTGCTTCTTTGACATTGAGACTGACTTTGATCCAGAACGTGGATTCGCAGATCCAAGCGATCCATTTATGCCAATTACTGCAATTACAGTACACTTACAATGGCTAGATAGTCTTGTTACATTTGCAATGCCGCCTAAAGGTTTGACAATGGAACAAGCAAAAGAAGAAGTAAAAGAATTTCCAAACACATACTTGTATGATAACGAAGGCGATATGCTTGAAGCATTCTTAGATATTATTCAAGATGCAGATATACTAAGTGGTTGGAACAGTGAAGGTTATGATATTCCTTACACAGTTAATCGTGTTGCTCGTGTACTAAGCAAAGATGATACAAGACGTTTTTGTTTATGGAAACAACTTCCTAAAAAACGTGAGTATGAAAAGTTTGGTAAAACAGCACAAACCTATGACCTAGTAGGCAGAGTGCATTTAGATAGTTTGGAATTATATCGTAAATACACATATGAAGAAAGACATACTTACAGACTTGATGCCATTGGTGAAATGGAAGTCGGCGAAAACAAAACTGTTTACGAAGGTACGCTCGATCAACTTTATAACAATGATTTCAGAAAGTTCATCGAATACAACCGACAAGACGTTGCACTACTGGACAAGTTGGACCAAAAACTAAAGTTCATTGACCTATCAAATGAACTAGCACACGCAAATACGGTTTTGCTACAGACCACAATGGGTGCGGTAGCAGTTACAGAACAAGCAATTATTAACGAAGCACATCACAGAGGACTACAAGTTCCTAACAGGACAAAACGTGAACCAGGTAGTGATCCTGCGGCAGGTGCTTATGTTGCATTTCCTAAAAAAGGTGTACACAAGTGGATTGGTTCGATGGACTTGAATTCACTATATCCATCTGTGATTCGTGCATTGAATATGGATCCAGCAACTATCGTTGGACAACTACGTCCTGATCACACACAAGCATACTTAGAAGAAGCAATGACATTGCAAAAGAAATCATTTGCAGGTGCTTGGGAAGGTAAGTTTGGAACATTAGAATATGATGCAGTTATGGAAAAGAGAAAAGACTTTGACATTACTGTAGACTGGGAAGGTAAAGAACCTGAAGTATATAGTGCGGCAGAAGTTCATAAAATTATCTTTGATAGCAATAACCCTTGGATGCTTACAGCAAACGGAACAATACTTACAACCGAGTTTGATGGTGTTATTCCAGGACTACTAAAACGTTGGTATGCTGAACGTAAAGAACTCCAAGCAATGAAGAAGAAGGCAATTGATGCAGGAAACAAAATTGAAATTGCATTTTGGGACAAAAGGCAACTTGTTAAAAAGATTAATCTTAACTCTCTTTACGGGGCCATTCTTAATCCTGGTTGCAGATTTTTTGACCCGAGGATAGGACAATCAACTACACTAACAGGTAGACAAATTGCAAAACATATGGCCGCTGAAGTAAACAAAGTTATTACAGGTACATATGATCACGTAGGCGAAAGTGTTATCTATGGTGATACTGACTCTGTGTACTTTAGTGCATATCCAGTTCTTAAGAAAGAAATTGAAGAAGGTCAAATACCGTGGACTAAAGAAAGTGTAATTAAACTTTATGACCAAGTATGCGATGAAGCAAACAGTTCTTTTGAAGCCTTTATGGCAAAGGCATTTCACTGTCCAAAGAGTCGTTCAGATGTTATTGCGGCAGGTAGAGAAATTGTTGCTGAAACAGGATTATACATTACAAAGAAACGTTATGCGGCACTTGTATATGATGAAGAAGGTGAACGTAAAGATGTTGATGGCAAGCCAGGTAAAGTAAAAGCAATGGGTCTTGATCTTAAACGTTCAGATACTCCTGTGTTTATGCAGGAATTTTTAAGTGAACTATTACTTATGGTTTTAAAAGAAGCATCTGAAAAAGAAGTATTAGATCGTATTACAGAATTTAGAACTGAATTTAAAATACGTCCTGGCTTTGAAAAAGGTTCGCCTAAACGTGCAAACAAGATTGGTGAATACTTACGAAAAGAACAACGTGATGGCAAAACAAATATGCCTGGTCACGTTCGAGCAAGTATCAATTGGAATACACTGAAGAAAATGAACGGTGACAAATACTCGCAAGAAATTGTAGATGGTATGAAAGTTATTGTTTGTAAACTAAAACAGAATCCATTAGGGTATACAAGTGTTGCATATCCTACAGATGAACTACGTTTGCCGGACTGGTTTAAAGAACTTCCATTTGATGACGATGCTATGGAAGGTACTATTATTGATAATAAACTAGATAACCTTATCGGTGTGTTGGATTATGATCTAAGTAGTACACAACAGAAAAATACGTTTAACAATTTATTTGACTTTGGAGAATAAATGGCTACTCACGGAATGATAGACTTAGAAACACTTGGTGTAGAACCAGATAGTGTAGTTATTACACTTGGTGCTATTAAGTTTGATCCATACTCTGATACAGAGCCACATGATGGATTATATCTACGTTGTGATATCGAAGAGCAATCAGAAAAGTATAATCGTTCAATTGATGATAATACTCTTGCTTGGTGGGGTAGACAAGAACAAAATATTCAAGACGAAGCATTTGGTGATCATGAGAATAGAGTAAACATGGATACACTTACAAAAGCAATTAATAAATGGTGTGTTGGACTTGACCAACTTTGGTGTCAAGGTCCGTTGTTTGACTACGCTATTCTACAAAATTTATACAAACAAGTAGGAAAACCTTGCCCATGGAACTATTGGCAAATTAGAGACAGCAGAACTCTATTTAGTATGATGCCAAGTGATCCACGTAAGGCAATACAAGAAGAGGCTCACAACGCACTAGCAGATTGTTATTATCAAGCAAAGTGTGTCCAATCAACCTTTAAACATTTTGGAGTGAAAAAATGAAATTCGGTAACTGGGATATAGGCGGTGAAGTTGTTAAACAAGATGACCGCTATACTGTAAAAGATAATAAAGGATTAAAAAATCTTATTGTAAGTAGTACTAGATTAAGACCTAATAAAAGTACAACAGGACATAAACACGAAGGTCAAGAAGAAGTTTACTTGTTTATCGAAGGTACAGGTAATATGCAACTTGATGATGAAACGTTTAGTGTTTATCCAGGCGATACAGTACTAATTCAAGACGGAGTATTTCATCGTGTACACGCAGGTGATGAAGAATTATACTTTGTTTGTGTGTTTGATGGAAAGAGATACGATGCGTGATGATCTAATGGTTCAACAGCAAGTCGACAATGTATGGCAACATATGGTTGGCGTTATATGTCTTAATCAGGTAAACAGGCGTCAAACTAAACCTGTACTTACAGAGTTCTTTAGACGTTGGCCTACACATAGTAGTTTGCTATATGCTACTAAAAAAGAAATTGAAGATGTGCTAAAGCCGTTAGGTATGCAACGTGTTCGAGCAGAAAGACTGTATCGAATGAGCGAACAATTTGAAGATTGGGATGGAGAAGATGCTACACAATTATACGGTATTGGTAAGTACGGTTCTGACAGTTATAGACTTTTTTATAAAAATGAAATACCTACAGATGTGCAAGACAAAGAATTAAAAAGATACATTGCTGAGGAATTAGTATGAAAATTTTACTAACAGGACATAAAGGTTTAGTAGGTCAAGAACTATATGCAGAGTTAGTAAAAGAACATTTTGTAATTGGTATTGATAGACTAGAAGGTAATGATATACTTGATCTAGAAATAAACTTTGATGTTGATTTAGTAATTCATCTTGCCGGAGAATCAGGACTACGAAGAAGCATTGATAATCCAAAACTGTTTTGGGAAAATAATGTTATAGCATCTAAAAAGATTTTTCAAAGTTTTCCAAACACAAGAATTTTGTATGCTAGTTCTAGCACAGCCAAAGAACCTTTTTTAAATCCTTATGCGATGACTAAAAAGGTTATGGAAGAAATTGCGCCAGATAACAGTTTAGGTATGCGATTTACAACTATATATAATAACAAGCAGACAAGGCCCAATATGTTTATACCTCGATTACTAAGAAACGATGTCCCCTACGTTACCAACCATAAAAGAGATTTTATTCACGTCAGTGATATTGTAAACGCAATTCTACTATTAATCAAAACAGATACCAAAGGAATAATTGATATTGGTACAGGAACGTCTGTAGCACTTACAGATTTAACTAAATTGGCAAACATTGATCCTGAACAAACAACTAAGGACAATGAACGTATGGACAATACAGCCGATATAACTGTCTTAAAGAATTTAGGGTGGAAGCCGAAAGTTAATATTTTTGACTTTATTGAGACCAATAAAGAACTTGACTTTTCGCAAAAACCTAAATATAATGTAATATAAAGGAGAAGCAACCAATGAAAGACATTTTACAAGACGTTGTCGCACACACACATTCACTAGGTTTTCTTAATCTAGTTAAAGTAAGTGGCGATGATCAATCAACAACAATCGAAAGTATGGCAGAAGATAGAAGTGTTATCTTAACTGCAAAAGCAAAGAATTCCGTAGGCGAGTTCAATGGTACTTTTGGTATGCCTAACTTAGACAAGTTAGCACTACACTTAAAGAATCCTGAGTATCAAAAGAACGCAAAACTTTCTGTAGAGAAAGCAGAACGTAATGGCGAAACTGTTCCAACACACATTCACTTTGAAAACGAAGCAGGTGACTTCCAAAATGATTATCGTTTTATGAACAAACAAATCATTGAAGAAAAACTAAAGAGTGTTAAGTTTAAAGGTGCAAGTTGGGAAGTAGAGTTTGAGCCAACTGTTGCAAGTATTAATAGAATGAAACTACAAAGTGCGGCGCATTCAGAAGAGCCAACTTTTAATGTTTCAACTAACGGTGATAACCTAGTGTTTAGTTTTGGTGATCACAGTACACACGCTGGTAAGTTTAATTTCCAAACAGGTGTAACTGGTGCATTACAACACACTTGGGCATGGCCTGTAGCACAAGTACAAGCAATTCTAAATCTTGATGGTAAATTAAACATGAAGATTTCAGATCAAGGTGCTATGCAAATCACAGTAGATAGTGGAATGGTTGAGTACGATTATATTCTTCCAGCACAATCTAAGTAAGGAGTTTATGCCGAAACCAGGTATAATAGAACGTTTAGGAAAGTGGCATTCGAGGATATTTGAATATGTTAGCAACAAAGCAAAAACATCAAAACTATGGGCCGTGTTGCTCACTATTTTGGTTGTATATGAGTTGGTTGAGCATTTGGTTTATCCTTGGCTTGTTCCTCTCTTAGCATTTAAGGCATTTGGAGAATAATTTGAATACGGACTTAACAGCACAGCAAAAGGATTACGCAATCTTCCTACCAGCGATTAGTGGCTTCTATGCTACATTCATTGGTAAACAGCGTCGTGAAGAATATGTTGAAAGAACTAGAATTCCTAGTAACTTTCCTAATGACGTTGAAAGTCTGAACTGGTTAAATCGCAATGACGGTATGTTTCAATATAATTGGTCATTGTATTCCGCAGGTCACGCTGAATTAGATATTAACAAAGACTCACCTAAAGAAGATATGATCCGAAACAGAGATCGCAATACTAGTTGGTTGCTTGGCGACTCTGGAGGATTCCAGATTGGTAAAGGTGTATGGGAAGGTGATTGGAAAGATCCTAACTGTCCTAAGGCGAAAAAGAAACGTGAACAAGTTTTACGTTGGATGGACGAATATATGGATTACGGTATGATCCTTGATATTCCGGCTTGGGTTGCTCGTAGTCCACAAGGTGTTAAAGCAACTGGTATTAGTACATACCAAGAAGCAGTAAATGCCACACGTATTAATAACGATTACTTTATGAAAAATCGTAATGGTAATTGTAAATTCTTAAATGTACTACAAGGTGAGAATCATGCTGATGCAGAAGATTGGTATCAGCAAATGAAAGACTATTGCGATCCTAAAAAGTATACTGATCACTTTAATGGGTGGTCAATGGGTGGTCAGAATATGTGTGATATTCACCTAGCATTAAAACGTATTGTTGCACTACGTTTTGATGGATTACTTGAAAAAGGCAAACATGACTTTATGCACTTCTTGGGTACAAGTAAACTAGAGTGGGCAACACTACTAACTGATGTACAAAGAGCAGTTCGTAAACATCATAACGAAAACTTTACAATTACATTTGACTGTGCTAGTCCATTCTTAGCAACAGCAAATGGTCAAATCTATTGTGAACTTGAAACAAAAGATAGAAGTAAATGGGTATACAGAATGGTACCTAGCATTGACGACAAAGGTTTAGCACAAGACCTTACACCGTTTGGTCAAGCATTTGTACGTGAAAACAAACACGGAAGTTTTAAAGACTCGCCTATTACAACAGGACTAACAGCCAAAGATGTTTGTATCTATGCACCAGGCGATCTAAATAAAGTAGGTAAAGAAGGAAAAACATCTTGGGATAGTTTTTCATATGCGATCCAAATGGGTCATAATGTATGGAGTCACATTAATGCAGTACAAGAAGCAAACAGAGAATATGACGCAGGCAGAATTCCAGCGATGCTTGTCGAAGAACGTTTTGACAGGTTATTTTTTAGAGATGTTGTGGAAGCGATATTTGCAACTGACAACAGAGACGAAGCGAATGCGGTCATAGAAGAATTTTCAAGATTCTGGATGTCAGTTATTGGCACTAGAGGTGCTACTGGTAAAAAGACAGTTAATGCTAGTACACAGTTTGCTAATTTATTTGAAGAAGCAGACACAACAACTTCAGATGACTCAAGTGACAGTGAATTTACTGAAGAACAAGAACATAAACTCGAGGAGTTAGAAGATGAGCAAATCTAATAAGCAACTAAAACGTTTAGAAGAAGAGCATCAATATTACGATAAAAAAGTTACAGAGATGGAACAGGAACGTGACGGAGATCGTTCATGGACTTCAAAAGAACTTTTGCAAAGGCATAAGAAAATCAAACTAGCACTAAAAGATGCTATTTTAAAATTTAAAAATAAAATTTAAAGGAGATCAGAGAATGGCAATAGTTGACTTGTTTACTACTCCGTTCTCAGACGAGCACCTTAGCGACATTAACAATGACGAACTTATTAAGTTTGCATACAAGAATGTTAAGCACAGAGGTCAAAGTAATCATTTAAATTTAGCCGAGCCTGTTCTTCAACCGCTAGTAGAAGCGGTAAGAGAACATTTTAAAATGCTCACACAACTGTGGAACTTGGTTGATGGGTATGAAATTAAACCCACACAGGCTTGGCTAAATGTACAAAAGCCTTTAGAACAAACATCAAACATTGTAGAAACACATCTACACCCTAAACACTTCGTAGCCTGTGTATACTATCCACAAGCCGAACAAAACTGCGGAGATTTAGTTTTATTCCCCCCATCTAATATCGTAGACTATGCTCTACCACCTAAACTAATTCAAGCGGCCAATTCTTATAACGGTTGTAGATTTACAGTTATTCCACAAACTGGTAAATTAGTTTCTTTCCCAGGTTGGATTAATCATCAAGTTAAAGAAAATTGGAGCAAGAAAGATAGGATTAGTATTGCATTTAATGGCGATATTGAAGGATTTGGACTTGACAACGACACACTATAATGTTATATTAAGGAGAGCATATGACTAAAGAAAACAGATTGGAAGCACTAATAATCAAGCATAAAACACTTGACAAAGAGATCCAAAGAGGTTATAGTAATTATATAGATGATGCGGCACTTAAGAAAATGAAACAAGAGAAATTAATAGTTAAACAGGAAATTGAGAGATTACAATCATGAAACGTGATTACTCAGACGGCATTGTAAAAGATGATGTTGTTTATTTTACTGGATATGAAGTAGAGAAAACACCAGCATACGATATGGATACACTATTTGTAGTTGGATGTCGTCCGTTAGATGAAGTATTAGAACAAGCAAAAGCAAAGCACGTAGACCATATTTACTTGGGTGCTAATCAAAGTTTTGAAATAGTTTTACCAAATGGTGAAGAAGAAACTAACAAGGCTTGGGATACACTAATTTACGGTTTGCTTAAAGAAGGATATCATGTAACACTTGATTATGATGTAAAATATCATGAGTGGGTGTTAGAAAGCGGTTACAACGAAAAAACAAACTTTATTAGTCAGATTAGTGTAAAAATTCCTTACATTGATCAACTTAATTATAATGCGTGTATCAAAATTGACGACAAAGATTTTAAAGCAACTAATGCCGGTGTTTGGATTCATCAGGTACACGATTTACAAGACCGTTCAAAATTTACAGATTGGTCCAAATATGAAAACGATAATCCGGTTGACAATGACTAAGAAAGAAGTTATAATAAATGGAAACAGTAAGAGAATCTTATCACAATTATATGTTGAGAATGATGAGAGAGGATAACGAAAAGGCAATTATGGAAAACGCAAAGAGAATGATTTGGGTAACATTCCGAAAGGAAGGAATCCACAAGTATCCTGCGGCACTAGATGATCCTAGTCTTGCAACAGGTGATGAATATGATGTTTCGTTTTTGGGATATCCCCACAGACACATATTCCATTTCAAAGTCGCTATCTCAGTTACACACAACGACAGAGATATCGAATTTATTCAATTCAAAAGATGGTTAGAAAAACTTTATGAGGAGAAAACCCTTGAACTAGATTATAAGAGTTGTGAAATGATGGCAGATGATTTGTATGAACAAATCCGTGCTAAACACCCTGGACGTGAAGTCCACATCGATGTCTCCGAAGATGGAGAGAACGGTGCCCACATTGAATATGCTAGAAACTAAAGGAAGCATTAAAATGAGCAAGTATTGGGATAAACGCCCTGACGTGGTTCAAATTTTCGATGACTTAGATAGTTATCGTGACTTTTGCCGTTTCAACGGGTTTATTTTTAACGAAGCAGATCTTTATAATAAAAAGTCTCGCACTTACCAAAGTTATTTAGATCCTTCAAAAATTTCGCGAAAGCCAAAGCGAAAATTTAATAAAAGGAAGTTTCATTGATTTATATAGTTGACATCGAAGCAGTAGATACACGTTATACTAAGCAGTGGAAGGAACATCTTCCTAAGCAGTTACAACGTGCTACTAATAGCGAAGTCACTGTTATCAGTGGAGGAGAGACGCCTCAGGCTACTACGCCTGGGGCATTTCTTAACTTTGGCGGTACTAATGTTTACAAGAGTAAACAACTAGAACAAATTGGAGAGATGTTCTGCAATGGTAAAATTAAGGACGGTGATTATTTTCTCTATACCGATGCCTGGAATCCTACAGTTATACAACTACGTTACATGGCAGAGTTACTTGGTGTTAATATTCGCGTTGGTGGCCTCTGGCACGCTGGTAGTTATGACCCACAAGATTTCTTGGGCAGACTAATTGGTGATAAACCTTGGGTACGTCTTGCAGAACAAAGTATGCTAGAATGTTATCATGATAACTTCTTTGCTACAGAATTCCATATTGAAATGTTTAAAAAAGCATTCCAATTGAAGCCATATGCATATGGCGATTATAAAACAGAATTTCATCGTGTAGGATGGCCTATGGAGTATCTAAAAAATAGTTTAGACTCTTACAAAGGTATGCCTAAAGAAAATATTATTCTGTTTCCGCATAGAGTTGCTCCAGAGAAACAACCAGAAATATTTAGAGACTTAAAAGAACATTTACCTAACTATGAACTTATTATTTGTCAAGAACAATCGTTAACAAAGAATGAGTATCATAACCTACTAGGTAAAGCAAAACTAGTGTTTAGTGCTAACTTACAAGAAACACTTGGTATTAGTTGGTATGAAGGCGCACTAGTTAATGCTATTCCGATGGTTCCGGATCGTTTAAGTTATAGCGAAATGGGATTAGATGAATTTAAGTATCCAAGCGAATGGACAGAAGACTTCTTTGCTTACAAGAAATATAGAAGAGTCTTAGTTGACAGAATTACTGATTACATGGAAAACTATGACAATTATCTTCCAGTGTTACTTAAACAAGTTACAAAATTAAAAGAAGACTTCTTTTCAGGTCAAGCACTTTACAAGGTGATTAATAATGGACGATGATGAAAAGAAATTTACTATTACACTAGATAATACTAATATCGATTATACAGGCCCAGGTGCAACTGTAGGCGGAATTACATCGTATTCAACAATGGATTCAACTACATATCCAATAGATACAAGTTACGTACAAAGCGATGGCACTTATACTGTTAATGTTGACACAAGTTTTGATACAACTTTTGATACTGGTGATTTTCCATCTAGTATAACACTTGGAGAGTATGGCGATAATTGGCCGGCAGAATATAAGATCGAAGATATGATTAAGTTATACCCTGCCCTAAAACTACAGTATGAAAAGTTTTTAGAAATATATAACTTGTGTAAGGATGATTATAACAGTAGGAAAGATGATGATGTTCCTTTCTAAAATTATGGACAAACTCGGCAGGCGTCGAGTAATTACAGACAGAGACGGAAAGGTGCCTTACCTTATCCGTTATTACCTATTTCTTAAAAATAGAAAACACTTTCCTTTTAATATCACACTACACAAAGTTCTTGTAAGTGATGAGCCCACACTACATGACCACCCATGGAGTTATGCAACTTTTATTCTTAAAGGTGGTTATTGGGAACATATTCCAATCTTTGCACAAGAAGGTCACGTATGTGGTAGTACAAGAGTTTGGAGAGGACCTGGGCATTTTCGTATGCGTAAAGCAGACGACTTGCATTGGTTAGAATTACAAAAGGATGAAAACGGAAATGAAATCCCTTGTTGGAGTTTATTCTTTATGGGACGTAAAGTTCAAGAATGGGGATTTATGCGTTGGGTTAGAAACGAAGGATATCGTTGGATCCATAATGAGGAGTATTTGAAAGAAAAAGATGCAGGAGCCTAAAGTACAAACTCTACTAGATGGTAGAATGAAAATTTTTGATGACGTGTGGTCGCCGCCACACCTTAACGAACTTGTTTTAGACGTTAAGAATATGTTATATATGTATGGTGAAGTTGATAATGTTGACTTACCGCCAACTGGAATGAGTACTGGTGATTACTTAGGCACAAAAATATTCCATGCTTTATGGGAGTTTTGTGAAAAGTATGTACCAGAGGTTCATGGTTGTATTTTAAAAAGATCACACGCAAACATTTTTGCTCCAAGAGAACAAGCATATTATCATGTAGATGACGAAAACGATGATGCTTGGACATTTATGTTTTATGCAAATAATAACTGGGATATCAATGACGGTGGCGAAACTAAGTTTATTATTAACAAACAAGAAAAAGGTAACTTAGAAGGAACAGGCGACTATCCAACTATTTGGGCAATACCTCCTATTCCAGGACGTATGCTTATTTGGAAAAGCAATATCCTACATACTGCTACTCCTTTAAGGAATGAACATAGATTTACGCCTACATTTAAATTTGTAAAATACGAACCAGATAGGCATGGTAAAGGAGAAGGTGCTATTAGAATGGGATATCCAGAAACCTATCCTTGGACAAAAGAGTATGTTCCTCCTATGCCTCAAAAAGAAACCGTACATACTGTTGCTAGAATTGATGTACTAGAAACTGCTATTACAAATGTTATTCACGATAAAATCGTTGAAGAAATTGAAGTTTGTGATAACAGAATTGATAATGACCCTAATGACACACATTACGAAGATTTAGTTTATCCTAGTTCTGCAGGTTGCACACATTTACAAGCAGAACTAGAAAGAACTGTACAAGAGTACTATGGAGATGATTTAGAACTAACAGGTATTTGGGTTCATAAAACTGAGCCAAACGGTAGTACTAATTTTCATAATCATCACGGTAGTGATATATCTTTTGTATATTATCCACGTGTACTTGACAATCAAGGTGATCTGCATTTTAAACTATTTGCAAATACAGAATCATATGAAAAGACTGTACACCCAAGCACAGGGACGATGTTTATTTTTCCTAGTAGCATACCGCACTACACAGGAAAAAATTTATCAGGAAAGGATAGATATTCTATTAGCGGTAACTTCAAGAGGAAATCATCATGATTAAAAAGAAATATTACAGTTGGGCAGATGTAGAACGTATGTGTAATAACATTGTTTTACAAATGTATTATGATAATTGGAAGCCTGATTACATTGTAGGTATTACACGAGGCGGTAATGTACCTGCTACTATTATTAGTAACATGACAGGCATTCGTTGCGAAGCACTTAAGGTAAGCCTGCGTGATGATAACAGAGAAAGTGAAAGCAACTTTTGGATGGCAGAAGATGCCTTTGGATATCGTGAAAAAGAAGAAGACCGTGTTACAGGTGGTCCACTAGAAAAGAAAATTCTTATTGTAGATGATATCAACGATACTGGTGCTACATTCAA